CTTGAAATTCCATCATTCTTCCTTTAATGCTTCTGTCTAGATCATTTAAATATTCCTGTCTTTCTTGGAACCAATTAAAACGGTGTGAAAGATAAAGAACCATTGATTTTGGTTTTTTAGTTAAAACGGAAATTTGTCTATAAGTTTTTCCAGATAGGTAGAGATCAAACATTCGACCAACTACGTCTTCAGATAGTGTGGCTATAGCTGGTAAACCAGATGCTATGTACTCATTTAATTGTTCTGTGTCCCTATCAGTAAAATCAGTAAGAGGATCTGGTAACACCGCAGGCTTATTATTTTCAAACATATGAACTCTCGTGTTTTAATTTTCCATTAAAATAAATTTTAATACCTATTTCTTTCCATAATAGGTTACGTACACTATTCACTAATGCCTCATATCTTTTTTCTAAATGGTCATTAAGGGCATCTTCATTGATAGATAAATGATAAGATATTAAAAAATGCTTAGTTTCCGGTTTTTTAATTGTATAACTGATTGTTTTTTCTTCTTTATTTTCTTTCGTTTCGACAGAAGAAACCTTAGACAGATCGTACTCTATTACGGCCGAATTAACTCCATTAAAAAATACTAAAGGAAACATCTTTAAATTTTTTTCCTGTATCTCATTAATTTGATTACTAAATAATGAAAGCGCAGCCATTTCTTTTAAAATTTGCGGAGTTATTTTAATATCAGACAATCGAAATCTCCTTTGCACGATTCAATAACTTTTGGCGATCAAAATTAGTAACAAACGTATGTAATAAAAACTCTGTAAATCCTCCAATAATCTGCCTATGTGTAAAATCTTTATGATCGGTAATTGTAGTCTTCAGACTGACTTTATGTTTCAAAACCTTTTTCTGTTTTTCTATCCACGACGAAGAACCTATAAGTTCTAAATAAATCCTTACCTTATCTGGTAAAGAAGGCATTTCGTCTCCTTCTTTCCAAGATAGGCTTAAAATTTGAACACATACGTTTTTAGTATCTAAAAATCCAGTCTCTAAAATTTTACCGGTTATATCGTCATGTTTAAATAACCAAATACCCTTTTCTTCATTGGCATCAGAAACAGTATCCCACCTTGGAGTTCCTGGATATAAAACTTTACCATTACCTAAAATTTGCCGTCTATGGATATGGCCGCTTATAATGATATCGAAAGGGGCCAAATTTAAATCTATACCAAAAGGAGCGGGCGTACCACTTTCAAATACGGAACCGTCGAATGTCGCATGGCAAACTAATACTTTAACTCCAAAGCTCTTTAATTCTTCACATTGTTTTATAAATTCTTCATTATTGTGTATATAGGGCAAATATCCATAAATTCCCGTAGCCGTAGGTTTATCTATGATCATTAAATTTGGAATATCTTTAAATACATTTAATGCATGTTCTGTAGAATGAAAATCGCCAGTTTGATCGTGATTGCCAACTATAGCTTTCGTAGGTACTATTTTAGCAAATTTTCTTAACCACTTATTCCAGAATTCTAGAACCTCTACGCGAATTACAGCATGGGTATGAAATAGATCTCCTAAAAATTCTAGAGAGTCTGGATGATATTTTTCTATACATTCGTTAATATAATTCATGAGCCTTTCAGACTCTTCTAAATTAGAAACTTTTATATGAGGATCGCCGACTCTTAAAATATTCATTACCGCTCCAAAAATTCTACAAAAGCCGCATCAATAATTAAAAACTTTTCTTTAATAACAGGTGACGTATATGTTTTTTTACCCCAGGGGGCCGTAAATAATAATTCTTCTTTAACATATATTTTAGATCCGGCCATTAAGCACGAACCATCTGGTAACATTGTATCTACGACGGTTTCTAAAGCTACGATCCCTTCTTTTTGTTGCATAAATGCAAATCCGGATTTTTCAATCGCCTTGATAGTTCTATCTACCTCCCCACATTTTACAAAAAACCTATTATTAAAAGATATAAAACGGGGTACGTATACCAAAACTTCTTCCGGCACATCTCTAAATTCTTGATCTTCTGTTTCTTGACATTGATCTAATTCTACGCCATCTTGTGTATTATTATCTTCTTCCATAGGATCTCCTTAAATTTTTATACCTTTTAATTTTAATATTTTTCTATGTATTAGAGGTAGTTTTTGTGCTAATCGTAACATATTAGACATGGTTTCTTTTTCAATATATTCAGACTCTATATCAACAGAAATATCTGGCGTGTAATTATAAACCCCATATCCTTCGTCATTAAACGTCGCGTCTGATGAGACGGTACTAGCAGCATTCAAAAGTTCACTTAATTGAGGAACGCTCACGGTTCCTTTAGGTATATTTTTACCTTCTACTCCATCTTGCGCAAATGATTGATTAACAGCATTAGTAAGTTCCACTATATCTTCAATTCCCTGCCGCCCCTTAATGGTGTTGGCTTTGTAAAGAATTCTCCTGTCTGATGGATAGAAGTGTAACATAGTTTCAGAATAGCTGTCAATCATATTTCCAACCATTCGACCAATACAAACGGATCTAAATACAGGACTATATGGACCACAATATTTGTCAACGCCGGCCGCTAGCCCTAAAGCGCATATACCAATAAAATCCATCAAAGAGATATGGCTTTTGGGAGTTTTCCGATAAAAAAGTTTTGCTCTATTAATTGCTAGAGGTATATTATTTTCTATTAATATTTTTCTAGATAGATGAACTTTTTGAAAAAGTTGTTCAGCTTTCTTAGGGAAGGGTCCTAGCCAGTGCTGTTTTACAAATTTTATAAATTGATAATTGATATTAAAAGTTTTGAGTTCTTCGATATTTTCGGTCTTAATGGCCGGCGTTATTTTTTTACTAAAAGTTACTGCACTCTCTCGAAAATATGGGCGAGCAGATAAAATATTTTTATTTTGTACACATACTTTTTGTAAAAACTTTTTATAAATAGCAGTAGACTGTTTGTAACTTAAAATAATCTCTTTAAATTGCACTTCAGAATTTAACAATTCTTCTACCTGCTGCTTTTGATCCGTACCATCTTTATTGCGTTCGATAGCCTCCGTTACCATACCTGCGAATTTATAAAAAGAGTTATCGAACCATTCCTGTTTTTTTGGCTTTTGCATGATACACCTATACGGAATTAAAGCTTCCTTTAATAGATATATCATATAAATGTCTAAATCATCGTTTTATTTTAACTTTACGTATTTAATCTCCGTTTCCGACTCTCTATAATACCCAATTCTGTCTTCTAATTGTGAACTTAATTCTAATACATCGACTATATTGAAGTCATAAATATGAGCTTTTGTTTTCTCTACACACTTATCGGCCCAAGGATTATGCCTATGGAGCCTAACGCTTCGCCCTACTGCTCCTTGCTTAGCCTTAATCTCGCTAGATCCCCCGACCCAATTAATTGTGTTGTGAGTAGGATAGATATTAGTTCCGGTCGCTATACAGGACGTACCTATCAAAACTTTTACTTCATTTTTATTAAATTTCTCTACACTTTCAGAAGAATCTACCTTTTCTAGTCCCAGCTCGGCCAATAATTCTTTCTTTGAATCACTATGGGCATATGCATAAGGTACTTTAAGTAATGGTAATAACATAGAAATTTGACTTAATTCTTCTACTAAAATAAGCGTTTGTCTACCATTCGCTAAAGCGTCCGCATTGGCAATTTTAGCGGCTACTGTAGCTATATTTCTATTTCTAAGAAAATGTATCCTTTTCATTTCTAAGATGTCCGTACTATTCATATTCGGATTGCTAGATTCTAAGCTAATAATAGTGAAATCATGGTTACAAACATATCCCCCCTTAATAGCCTCGGCGGTGGTCAAAGTATGAACTGTAGGGCCAATAATGCTTTGTAGGAGCCTTTCCGTACCATCCGACCGCGTTTGAGTACCAGATAAGAAGAACCTATAGGGGACATTAGCAAATATACCGTGGCAGACCTTTTCTAATGTTTCTGCTCCCCATAAATGAGATTCATCAACAATTAAGACATCTAAGTTAGAAAAGAAATCCCACTCTTTAGTATTTTGCTTAACATTAACTAAACTATCGCCAATACAAACCGTAAATCTTTTTCCAATCTTTTTTCGACCATCTCCATAATAGCCAACTAGCGATCCACCAAAATGAGTATCGAATTTTTCTCCTAATTCTGAAAAAATACTAGCAGAAGGAGCTACGATGGCCGCATTTAAGCCCATTTCTCGGCAAAGAGTTAAAATAATAGCGCTTTTTCCACTTCCCGTACATAAAGAAATATTTCCATGTTTAATATCCATTAATTTTTCTATTGATTGTTTTTGATAATCGTGTAATTCAAATGGAAGCTTTTTAGACCAAGCTACTTTTTTTAAAGGTTTATATCCTACAGAGGTCGTTATTTCTAAATTCAAAGAGTGTAAATAAGTAAGAGATCCGGGACGTATAAAATATTGACCATTTTCTGTAAAAACTAAAGTATTATGCACTTTAGATTTTAATTCATTTAACTTACTTTCCCAAGCCTCTTTGTTTTTCTTTCTAAGCCAAATATTGTTGTAATGCCTTTTCAAATTATGTTGCGCATTTGTATTGGTATAGGAAAGCTGTTTATAAAGTAATTGGTATTCTTCACTAGTGAAGGATTCTAATTTGGCCAATGTTGGAAATAAAATATTAATTTTCATTGCAGTCCTTAATCAATTTCTCCGTCTTTTACGAATTGTTTCCATCCCTCTCTTACGATTTCTACATCTGGACCTGTTAGATTTTGTTCAAAAACTTCTATTATGGCCATTTTCCAAGTATTGATCTCTCCTATCCATTTAGGAAGGTTATTGGAGTTTTTATTATTTGTAGATAAAATTCTTAATGAGGCCTCTGTAAGTTCTTTTCTGGTCATAAACTCTCCTTTTATTTATAATAATTTGAAATACAAACAAAATCAATAGTCAGTCTAAAAATAATACATAATTTTATGAAATCAATGATATAAATATGAAAGATAAGGAGAAAAACATGTACAGAAAAGCTAAAACTGCCCCTAAAATCTTTCAATGCGATCAAAAATTCTTAAAAAACAAAGTATTATCAACGATGAAGAAGATATCAGATATAGTAGGATCTTCTTTAGGCCCCGGCGGCCGCGTAACAATGATCGAGTCCGATTATCCCGGAATTCCTCATAAATTAACAAAAGATGGCGTAACTATTTTTAAATCTTTAGGTGCCCATGATTCTTATGAACATTTAATTATTGAAACCACACGAGATGTAGCGCAAAGAACGGCTACTGAGGCTGGCGACGGTACAACAACAGCTACAATTTTAGCCTATGCTATCATAGCGAATTTATTTGATTTTTGTGAAAAAAATCCAAAATATAGTCCACAAAAAGCTACTAGAAGAATAGCCGAAGTAACTGAAAAAATATTAATTCCATATATTCATTCCAGAAGTATTAAAGTAGATACAGAAAATAAAGATCTTCTTAAAATGGTTGCTAAAATTAGCGCCAATGGAGATTCGGACATGGCCGATGCGGTCATTAAAGCTTTTGAAGAGATAGGATATGGAGATGCCTCTCACGTAACTATTCGAGAACTCTCAGGGAAAAAACGATATGAGGTAGAAAGAATTGATGGCTTCCCCATCCCTATGGGTTACGAAGACTCAATCGGTAAATTACATACAGCGTTTATTAACGACCAAGCTAATCAAAGATGTTTTTTAGAGAAACCTTTATTTATCCTATATGATGGAAAAATTAACGACCTCATGGGAGTCGGCCCCTTATTAGAAAAATTGGGCGATAAATATGTTAATGAAGGGAACAGTGATTATAAAAACGTAGTCATATTCTGTCACGGATATAGCGAAGCTGTATTAACACAGTTAGCCTTCAATTTCTCTAATCCTGGCACAATGAATGTTTTGCCAATGATTACTCCTATGGAACAGTTTGTTAACAGCCAATTACAATTTTTACACGACTTATCAGCCTTTACAGGAGCTAAGGTATTTGGATTGAAAGATCAAATTACTACAGCTACAGAGCGCGATCTTGGCGGGCATATGGAAAGCTTCGAATGTTCTCGGTTCCGTTCTACAGTAGTTGGTGATCCTGATCCTACTAATGTCCAGATCCGCGCAGAAGATTTAAGAGTTATGAAAGAAAATGGAGAATCAGAAGCAGAAAAGATCTGGTTAGAAGAAAGAATTGGCAAAATCACCAATGGTATTGCGAAGTTAACTATATATGGCGGATCTAATGGAGAATTAAAAGAAGCTCATGACCGCTGTGAAGACGCCGTTTGTGCCGTTCGATCGGCTATTAGCCATGGTGCTTTACCGGGCGGCTGTCGCCTATCTTTAGATATGATTGTTAAATTACTTGAAGAATTAGAAGAAGGCGACCCCGCTAGAGAAGTTTTAGGTTCTGCTTTAATGGAATTACCTAAAAAATTATTGTATAATGCTGGATATAATTCTGAAGAAGTGGAAGAAGTGGTAGGTATGTTAATCAATAATCCTAATATCGTATACGATGTCGAAAATCAAAAATATGGAAAAGCGGAAGATTTAGGATTATTGGACGCAACAAAAGCCGTATCGGAATCTTTAAGTAATGCAGTAAGTATCGCCAACGTACTAGGGACAATGGGCGGTATTGTATGTCATCCACGTGATGAGGTTTTTGAAAGAAGTGAAGCTAAAGCAGATTCAGATTTTATGAGATCTGTTGAGCATCCAGAATCATTTATTAATGAGGCCAATGAACGGCCGTAGGCTAATATGAATTTTGATTTTGATACTCTCACACATACAGAAAAAAAAGATCTTGTAGACATGCTATTTACACCATTAGAAAGCCCCGAAGCAATTCGGGACTGGGCTAGATCTTTTTTAGACTTTGAATTACCTTTTGAAACTACTGATCCAGACAGTACATCAAATCCTCTAGATGCTATTTGGCAAATTTATAAAACGGTAAAAGATAATGCAGGAAATAAAAATCCTGGTTTTATTTTATTAAGTTGTCGTGAAGGATTGAAGACCGTAGATGCTGCCGTAATAGAAACTTTATTATTTTTACAATTTGAATTAGAAATCGCCCACGCTGCCGCAACGGAAGAGCAGTCGTCTGTCGGTATTCAATACATCGACAGTTTTATGTTTAAATTAGCTCCTATATTAGCTTATGCTGGATGGAAAAACCAAACCAAAAACAAAAGGACTATAAAATATAAAACTCCAAAAGGAAATTCACCGTTTATCAAAATCGTAATTTGTACTCCTAAAGGAATGAATAGCTTACATGCCAATATTATGTTTTTGGATGAATTAGATTTAGCAGATTCAAAAGCGCTCAAGGAAGGTGCTAATATCGTAGGATACTCTAGAGGAAGACACGGCATAAAAGTTTATTTATCAACCCGCAAGTACGCCTTCGGTAATATGGCCAAATATATAGAGGAGGCCGACGATAAGGGCTACAAACTTTTAAAATGGAATATTATCGACGTTGCCGAAAGATGTCCCGCTGAAAGACATTTACCAGAACTTCCGACAGAAGACAGATATGTAGGCGTCAATTTACCACTAATACAGATCTCTAAAGAAGAATTTGATCTATTGCCTCAACCAGAAAAACATAAATGGGAATTAGTTAAAGATGCCTATGCTGGCTGTAAATCTTGTCTGTTGTTACCTGTTTGTAAAAAACGACTATCTAAAAAAGCTTCTGACGCTGTCCATGGATTTTATAAACCAATAGAAGCCGTTATTCAAAAATTTAAAGAAAACGATGCAGATATTGCAGAATCTCAGTTAATGTGCTGGAAACCTGGATCTACAGGATTGGTTTATCCCAGATTCCAAACTGCTGTAGGTAAGGGTAATGTAATAACTCTAAAAGACGCATTCGAAACTCTTATTGGTCCTACAACTAGAAATGATATATCAGAAGCGACTATCTTACACGTAATGCAAACGTTAGGTATTCAATTTTATGCCGGCGTCGACTGGGGCTATACACACGATTTCGTCATTTTGATAGTAGCCATCCTACCCACAGGAGAGGTTTGGTTATTCGACTTATTTGCTTCTCCCGGTTTAGAATTTGTAGATCAATTAGAAATTGCAAAAACTTATCGAGATAAATACAATATCGCTAAATGGTTTGTCGACCAGGCTATGCCGTCTAATATGAAAAGTTTTAATAAAAATGGTATGAAATGCCCTAAATTTCAAAAAGATGTTTTAGGTGGAATAGAAGCCATGCGATCTAAAATTTGTACTGCTGCCGGTAAAAGATTATTTAAAGTAGTTTTAACCCCTAATACTAAAAAGGCCGTGACAGCCATTGCAAAACATAGATTTTTATTAGATGGACAGGGCGAACCTACTGTAACTCCTGATGATTCTCGCGGAATCGCAGATATCTGTGATACGGCTAGATATATTGCCCAAAATCTATGGCCGGTAAAAGGCACTTATAAAATCTCTTCTTCATGGACTCAAACGAAGGCGGAAACTGAAAAAGATCAAGAAAATCCAACACCTAATCAACAGATGATGGAAGAAATTAGAAATAGAGCAGGAGACAGTGCAGTAGTAGAAATAAAGGGTGGTAAAAAGGGCAGTTTTTACTTCTCGTTTTAAAGATTATATAGATCATACCAATCTTAAAGAAAAGTTATAGCAGAGGTTTCAATGAGCAAATTTAATCTTTTAGTTTTTTTAAATACCAATAGCGATCCCTTTTCTTCAAATAATGACCCTTCTTTGATAAATTTTAAATGGGCGCGAGACATTTCTAATATAAACACGTCTTCTCCTTCCAGCGAATCTTTTTCAGTTGATCCAGGAGAAACTAGATCAGTGTTTAGTGGTATTCGTACCCTTTCTCATGACAATACGACAGTATATAACTTAACTAGAAAGCCTTTAACTTCCAATACTTATATACTGAAAGCAATATCTGGAACAATGCCTAATTTCAGAACTGCTCGCACTATAGGTATTGATGCGACTACCCAAGTAACGGTTACACAAAATGGTCCCTTAATGATATTTACTTCTACCGGCGGAACGTTATTTAATTTAACCTCTGTTCAAATAGGAGATAACGTAAGAATTGGTAATGTTTTCAATAGTTTAAATCGTGGAGAATTTAAAATTTTATCAAAAACTTCTACTAGTTTTACCGTAGAACTTTCGGGCGTAGCAGAAGGTTCAATTACCTTAGGCGGCTCTTTCGCTGATCAAATTCAAATTTATAGCGCGGCCGGCGTACAAATTGATGACACAGTTAAAATAACTGGTGGATTTTCGCCTATCAGCCAAAATTCCTACAAAATCAGTGGAGTAGCTGCGGATTTTATCGAATTTTATTATACAGAAGCTTTACCGGAAGAATTAGGGATTCAAACAGATTCCTTCAATATTTATTCTTCTGCTAAACAATTAATATATTTAGAGTCAGATCAGAAGATTTCTGTGATATTAAATAATATGATTACGAATGAAATTGAACCTTTTGTGATCAATAACAGTAAACTGCCAGGAGTCTTCTTGTTGAAATCGACTATTTTTTCTTTGTCTATTTCTAATAATGGGATTCAGCCCGCAAACATATATTTCGCGGCCATAGAGTAAGGTAAGATATGAGCGAAGAAAATAAACCTTCCGTACCGGCTCCCGAGGCTCAATCTCCTCATAATATTTTAATGACATTTGCTAGTACTCCTACAGTAGCAGAAACATTAGAAAAAGCTGGATATACAAAAACAGACCCAAACTCCCCTTTAATATATGCCCTACAGGAAGCTACTGGCTCCGCCTCTAAAAGGGCACCGGCATTAGCATTTACTGAAAATCCAAATACTCAAGACTTCTTAGGTATTTATAAAGTTAAAAGAAGGCTCGTTCCTGATGAGATAATAAAACAAATTCGTGTAACTGATCATTTAGTAGCCGCCATTCTTCGTGCTCGCGGCAATATGATGAGTCTTTTCGGACATTTAAGAAAAGATAGATTCGACGTCGGTATAGAAGTCGCTATTAGGCCCGAATTCGTAAAATTATTAACTCCCGAACAATATCAAAAAATAATGTTCAGAATTAAAAAATTTGAACATACTTTGTTGAACTGTGGACATATAGAAGGATTAGAACAGCAAGAAAAAATGACTCTTGCTGAATATTTTGATATTCAAAGTAGAAATGGGTTAAGTTTTGGAAGATTTTCGACAGAAATAGTTTACGACCGATCCGAAGAACCCGATGAAGAAGGTAGATATCCATTCTCAAGATTCCGTCCGACCGATACGGCTACTATTTATCGTGCCGCACGTAAAGGCGAATATATTGGTAATAATTTAAGAATTACAGCGTTACGTGCTTTAGAAAGCTTAACTAAAGAAAAAATAAATATTGATCTTAATAAATTAAGAGAAGACGAATATGCTTGGGTGCAGGTAATCGACGGTACACCTAGACAAGCATTTACTCATGATGAAATGTTAGTATTCGATATTTTCCCCTCAACAGATATTGAACATAATCATTATCCAGTTTCTCCATTAGATACCGTTATTAGTTCTGTCACTACACATATTTCAATCGACGCTTATAAAAAATTATATTTCCAAAATGGAAGGGCTTCTAAAGGAATGCTCGTTATCCAGTCTGACGAAGTAGACCAGGCAGTTTTGGACAATATACGATTACAATTTCAGGCTTCATTGAATAATGTCTCTAATAGCTTCAGAACTCCTATTTTTGCCGTAGGAACAGAGGATAAAGTAGATTGGCTATCAATGGTAGGAGAAGGCGCCAGAGATGCCGATTTCCAATTTATGTACGATCAAGTGGCTAGAAATATTTTATCCGCTTTCAATATAAGTCCAGATGAACTTCCTGGCTATTCTCATTTATCAAGAGGAACGAATAGTCAAACTTTATCTGAAAGCAGTAACGAATACCGTCTGACCGCCGCAAGAGACACAGGTCTACGTCCGCTTATCTTGAAATTCGAAACTTTTTTAAATGAACGACTATTCCCTATTATGGACCCCATACTATCAAAGGTATGCGTGATTCGTTTAGCCGGTATAGATGCCCAATCGAAAGAACAGGAAACTACTCGTTTACAACAAGATATGGCAATTCATCTTTCTTATGATGAATTATTAAGAGAAGTAGATAAAGATCCCGTAGGTCAACATATTGGTGGAAGTTTCCCATTTAATGAAAGATATCAATTAATTGTAGATAAATATATGACAGTGGGAGAAGTTAAAAGCGCTTTCTTTGGAGATCCCGCTGCAATGCTAGATCCCTTACAAAATTTTAAACGCGATCCGTTCTATTTACAAAATTTACAATTACTTTCACAAATAAATCCAGCGGCCGTTCAAGCATTTTTTGCACCTAAGCCTTTTGCAATAGATTTCTTAAAAATGAATATTGAAGATGAATTAGAAGGAGATTAAAATGTCCGATATAAACTATAAATTAAAATATCAAGCCCTTAAAGCTAAATTTATGAGTTCCGTTGACACAGCATTTCGTATGGGTTTCGAACAGGGTGTTATGCAGGCACAACAAGATCAAATGATGCAGCAAATGGCTCAGCCTCCAATGGACGACTCTCAAGATCCTAATGCGGTAAATCCCCAAGCGGAACAGCAAGAATCGGAAATCGATAAACATATTGCGGAACTCGAATCTCTTTTAGCCAATAAAGAAGCTTCGAATGAAGAGATACAGAAGTCTTTACATAGTATAAAATCTTTTAGAAAAAAACTAAAAGAAGATATTGAATTTAAAAAATCTTCAATGGCTATTTCAGAAATATCTAAAAATCTACATAAGCCCCAATTTAAATTAAATGTCCAGGCTGTTCATAATTTAAATGAAAACTCTAAAAAAACAAATAACCTACAACAAAAAATAATAGACGATGTTTTTAAAAGTTGGGAAAAAGAAGAAAGCAAAGCTGGGACCGATATAACTAAATTGTTAGAATTAAGCAATCTAATCAAGGAATAAGATGTTTGGCATTTCTAGTGACCAAAAAGAACAGATAAATGGAATTATCGATAGAATGTTCGATAATATTGCTATACAATTTTTAGGTGAATTACCTCGACTTAAAAGCAAAAAGACAATCACATTCAATACTCGACCAGATTATAGTTTATCCCACTTATTTGTTCAAGCATTAAAAAATCGTAAACCTACCGATACTGAAAAAGATATGCTGAAAAGTATTTTAGAAAGCGCTATGAATTATGTAGACGCCCTAAAAAATAAAACTAAGGCATCTTTAACAGAAAAAATCGACAGCTTGATTCGGGAAAAAAATATTTCTAAAAAGTCTATTGCAGAATCAGATATTAACGATTTAATAGAAGAAGAAATGCGAAAGGCTAAATATCAAATGAAAGTTATAGTAGAGGCCGAAAGTAATAAATTCAAAAATTTAGGCACCGCTATGGAAATTACTAAAGTCTCATCTGAAATAGGCGATAGTGATCCTACGGTATTTTTTCAAATAGTGCGCGACAATAAAGTCTGTAAAGAATGTGTTCGTTTACATCTGATGCCGGACGGAGTAACTCCTCGATTATGGAAATTATCAGAATTAAAACATGATTGGCATAAAAGAGGCGAAAACACGCCTAGTATCAATGGATTACATCCGAATTGTCGTTGCGCCCTATCTTATTTAACTAAAGGATTTGGATTTGATCAATCGGGCAAATTAACATACAAATCACAAAATTTTGACGCATATTCTAAACAGAAAAAGTGATTATTTTAAATTCCAACAGAGAGCATAATCATACCCATCGTTAAATTCTATTATTTTATCAGGATTACAAATATTTTTCCAGTTTTCTGCTGTTAATAATCTTTCATCTCCAAAACTCGGGGTACGATATTTCCAAGATGGAACGTAATGAATTATTGGGACATTAAAACATTTTTGGTTGTCTATTATCATTTTAATTTCTTCATTTGAAAAATGTTCTAAAACTCCATGAGAATGAATTAAATCTGGAGTAATTTTAAAATTGTTTTTTATATCGTCTTCAATATATTCATTTCTTATATCGTATTCGATATATTTGATCAAATTATTACATCTTTGTAAATTTTCTTTTGCTAAATTTAATATTTCTTTATTGTTGTCCAATAAAATGAATTCTTTATTTTTATGAGTTTTATCTAATAGCTTAGTGATATTCCCAGGCCCACTTCCAAATTCTACAATATATTTATGCTCATTAGATATGGAGGCACGTAATAGCTCTATAAAAGTCCCATACCGTCTCTCAATATGGGACAAATATCGATCATTTATTCTATCTTGATAGAATTGTGCCCAGTTATTCATTAATCTAGTAATTCTCTTCTGGCCATCATTCTGACAGATTTTGTAGTTTTATTTAAAGTCAAAATAATAACTACGTTTTCGACAGGCTCAAACTCTACTTGAACTCTTTTACTATTGGCGTTAACTGATCTAACTTTAAAATCTGTTAATTTGCAATGCGACTTAGCAACGTTGCGGCCAGTAGATTTGCAAAACCCGTCTTTAGGGCTTTGGACAGCCAAACCAAATTCGAATTTAGCATATACTCCAATAACAGAAGGGACTGAAATAAATTCACTTACTAAATCTGTCAATTCTGTAGCGTTCAGGGGAATAACAGCTACCGTTTTATTAGCATAAGCCGATCGAAGTTTTCGAGGAAATTCTTTTAATTTAAAATCATCTCTTAAATGGATAAATTGTAACATAAAAATCCTTTCTTTATAAATTATTAATGCGTAAATTATTTTTCTTTTCTTTTACGTCATTCGCAGTTTTAATTACGTGGTCTTCATACCAAATAGGTTGTAAATTATTATAATTACACGCTTCTAAAAATTGTTCTCTATCTAATAGATTAAATAGACACAAAGCTTTTATATGATCTATCTGCCATTTTCCCGTTCCTAATCCCCAATTTTCCCATGTCATTCCGGGTTGAAATTTAGATTCTAAATATTTCATTAATTCCGGAATAGAACATCCTAAATCTCTGACAGCAGAGCCTGTTTTTTGTTTTCCTTTTATCGTTACGCTTAATCTTTTACGCAAATTAATTAATAAACGATACTGCGCATCTTCCCTACTTCTTCGATATTCATATTTTTTAGAACATTCTCTTTTTCTTTCTTTGTGAAGAAGTCTATATTGTTTCATATATTCTTTTCTTTGCTTTTTTACATTTTCATTTTTTAAATATTCTTCTCTTCTCTGTATGTTATTTTTACGCCACTCTCTTGTTCTAATTCTTGCTTCTTCTCGATGCGATTCCATATAAACTTGTAATAATTTTTTACAGCACTCCTTACAATAAGGATGATGTTCATCCTTTCTAGTCGCATCTTTATGAAAATTATCAATTAATTTTAATTCATTACACCGTATACATTTTTTTGTTATAATCGCAATATTATTATTCATAATCTCTAATTGATTTTCCTACTGGAAATCTAGGTATTTTATATATAGTAAGTCCTTGATATTGAACTGTCAATAATTTATTTTCCCAAAGAGTATGATCTTCAAAATATTCTTTTAATTTAGAGGTATCTCCTTTAGCTTTAGCGTTAAATTCTTTTCCATCGTTAGTCAAACAAATAAAAGATCCTACGTGTCCAGCTAACTTACCACGACCCTCTTCAATTCCTATAATTTTAAACTCTGCGTCTTCGAATTCTTTTACTTTTAATAAATCATAAGATCTTTTATTGATATATAGGGCCTCAGAATTTCTTAGCATCGCGCCCTCATATCCTTTATTTTTAAAAGCTTCAAAAAAGTCCATTACTTGTGATTCCGTAGCGATTTGAAAAGTAGGTACTATGTGAACATAAGAATTTTTATCATTTTCTTCAGAAGTGAAAAATTCTTTAAACTCCTGTAATTTATTCCATCTTTCTTTAAAAGAAACTGGACTGACAATATCGTAGATATGGTATTGAATGTCTCTATAGTCTTTATCCGGTTCTTCTTGGCGAACTAAATGTACAATATGTTCAAAATTAGTTTTAAATGCACTATTGTATGCCTCACCATCTAAAATGATATCCTGATTAGCAAATACAAATTCCAATTCCGTTACAATATGGGGACAAGAAGTAATAGGCTTACGAGTCCTAGACCAAAGAGTACATCTTCCATCTTTAACTATCGCAATCATACGAATGCCATCTAATTTTGGCTGAGTGTAACAAGGATATTTAATCTTATGACCATGCTCTGAAAATTTATGAGCGAGCATCGGTATAATTCCGCCCTCAATCAATTCATCTAACTCTTCATTTTGAGCTTTTTCTAAACTATCTACGTATCCCTTTTTCTTTTGTTTATTAAATTTAGCTTCTGCTTCTTTAAAGGCCTGTTGTAGGGCAGTAGTTTCATTCTTTTTACCGGGATTTTTGCCTTCTGTTATTAAATCTTCAGTAATTTGTGGCTTATCTGTGTCTAACTGCCCGTATTCTGTAACTATTTTACCTAATTCAATATCGTCTTTGATTACTTTCTCTACGCTAATTTTCCAGTATTGGATCGCGCCCGTATTTGTTTTTTTATATAATGTATCTAACATTTTGTCCTCCAATAATCTTAACTGTATCACATGATAATGAAAGGATCAAGTTAATTATGAATTCCGATCTATTACAAAAAATTATTAATTACATAATGCAATATCTTAAAAAAGAAGCTCCAAAGAAATTGGTAGAACCCGTCAAACCTATCCAAGTCGTTATAGAGGATAGACCCCCGCAAGAAGCAGCTAATGAACGCCCTAAAATAGAGCCACTTACAAAGGAAGATTTATTAAAAGGTAGGGATAAATCATATCCAAATGATTACACACAAGAAATTTCTGATAATTTAGATAAATTACTGATAGTACTGAATAAAGTTCAAGATGCCTATGGGGAAAAATTAGAAATAGAATCTGGCTGGAGATCGCCGGCTATTAATGCTGCCACGCCCGGTGCGGCTACATTGTCAAACCATATGAAGGGTTTAGCCGGTGATATTAAAGATCCAAAAGGAAAATTGATGAATTGGTGTTTAGAAAATCTTCAATTAATGAAAGAATTAGGTATCTATTTTGAAGATTTTCGTTGGACCCCTACATGGACGCATATGCAAATCATTGCTCCTAAAAGTGGAAATAGAATTTATATACCTAATAAAAACGCAGCTTTAGCTCCTGATAGATGGGTTGGTAAATATTCAGCAAAATTTAATTAACGTGGATTGGCACAAGTATCGATAATTCTTAATAAAGTATCTTCGTCTTGCTTATTTTTAGAACTTAAAAAATCGTAACAAAAATCAGAAGCCGCGTCGAAAGCGGCTTCGTAATTATCCGCCTCAACTCGATATATGAAATTTTGTACTTTAGAATTATTTTGAAAACTGTAATGGAAATCATAACTATCAGCCAGACCAATTGAAGAAAATAAAAAAACTAATAAAAATAATTTCATAATTTCTCCTTTATAGTTCTATAGTAACAAAATTTGTCATATTTGTCAATAAAAAAGGGGCCGAAGCCCCAAATTAGATAAATAGCGGATTGGACGCGGTTAAAAACCGCTGGCGGTTATTGAAGGGGTTTTTCGCTAGCCCCGTCCTGACCTTTTAAGAGGTCATTGTCCGATCTATGTCTCGTATAGAACGTATCTTATTTATGGCTACAAGATAGAAGCCTTCATTGTGTGGCCAATGATAGCCTCTCGTTTAAGAATACGAGTATTCACTCACACAAGTTGTTTGCGTAAATAATTTTTCAGATTGTATAACCCAAATCCTTCGACCTAATTATTCAAATATTTGTTAATAATATCAACTACGCTAGAATCAAATCCGACAACTCTTAGAAGATTAGGATCGTCGCTCGGGAAAGTAGAGATAGGATTAGAAACCATAGCTACTTCGATGACTTTAACGTTCTTATTGACATTTTTACGATACGATTTCAATAAATCAAAATTATGCTCTCGGCCCGCCCAAGTTTCATTATCTGTTAAAATAATAATTGCATCATATTTATTTAAAGTATCGCACGCGTGTTTTAAAGGTTGGCCACAGTCGGTTCCTCCTCCACATGGAGCATTATTAATAACGGTTAAAAGATCGCTTCTTTTGCCAAAATAGGGTTTATGTAGAGACGTATCGAAACATACTACTTCAGCGTTCTTTTCTGTTTTTAACATTGTTAAAGCTAAAACTCCCGCGATCTGTGCCGCACTTAAAGACATTCCACCAACCGGAGAATTCATACTTCCAGAAATATCTACACCGATTAAAATATTTTTATCAGTTTTTACAGTTTCTTTTAATGATAAATCATAACAATCGACTAAGGCGTCTACGATATTGTTATTAGCTTCCCAAGTTTTTGATCCTTTTAATCCATGACCAGAACTATAAGTAGCCAATGAATTGACTACATTAATTGGGTGAATTTTAGTCTCTTCAATCATTTCTGCATTAGTTAAAATAGAACAAATTTTCTTTACCGTATCATTAAAACTAGTAGTCATACCATTATAAGAAAATCTATTCAAATTTCTCATTAAAGCGACTAATGGCATATGGGGCAATAAAGCGTTCAAAACTTTTTCATTATTGAGTTTTTCTGTAGGAATCATTTCCCAAGTTAAAGCAGATTCTTTAATTAATTTCAATAGCTCTTTTTCATTAGCCTGTTGGGCCTTCCCAAAGTTTTCGATTAAACTATGGCCCGACTCTGCTTCAGTGCATTTTCCGACGGCATACTTAAATAATTGGTTGATCTGCTCATCTTTTGCTGTAGGATGACATAATCGTAGAACGTCTTTGTGTGTAAATCCTGCGCGGTTTCTATATTTAACCAATTGATAAGCTAAAGAATCTGCTTTTTTATTATCATAAAATTTGGCTACGGCTTTTCTTAATCCTCTGGACCAACCCCGTAAATTCTGAATATTGGCCACAAAAGTAAATAATTGAGTAGAATTTTTACAAACATCGACAATTTTAGAATAAGCTAATTGCTTAGTTTCTTGATCGCCAAATGTGGTAGCTAGCGCTAATACGAAAATTCCTGCATCTGTTTTAGGGGCACGTCTATTGATCGCATAATCAACGACTTTTTCGACAACAGCTTTCCCATTTTTCTTAATCATTTCAACTATTTTTTTAGAATTTTCTAAAGTTAATTTCTGTTCATCTACGTAATAAGTTCCACCTTCAGATCCAATTAATAAGAATCGTTCTAAAATCTGTTCATCTGTAATTTTAAATACGTATCCGCCGGTATTATTTTGTACCATATCGGTACGGCCGAAGATCGGTTGTGTTTGGGGAGTTTTGGTTAAATTAGTAGAATAATTTTTCATAGTTCTCCTTAATAAAAAGTCCTTTTTTTTATTAAAAGGACTTGGATAAAATTTGGTATCGGCTTTTTTACATAAACGTGTATAACCGAAAACCAGCGACCCAATAAAGAGCTAAATAAAAACGGGTAATAATTGAGATCGAAAATGTCTTTCGACTTTACTATTGCTCTATCCATCTGAGCTACAATACCTTACGATATTGACCGGGCTCGAACCGGCGACACACAGTTTGTAATATAATCGATACTCTGCGACCCGTACATTTCCAAAATAAAGAGGATGATAATGAGAAGGGAAAGCGTGCTCCTGGCACCAGCCTGCACTAATCCGAATCGAACGGACAAGGATTTTAATACCAATAAAATTATAACCCTATCTCAGCGACCCTCTAATAATAAGAATATCACTATATTTTAAAGAAAGCAACAATTATTTTTCAATTTTTGCATAAAAAGTTATTAATTTTTCCAAACTTTCTTCTGCCGACAAAGATTTCTTTAATATTAGAGCTTTTCCAATCGAATCGATTTCTGCTTCAATCATTTCTGGATGTTGGGATTTCATAAATTCTTTAAATTGTTCTTTTTTGTCCCATTTATCGTATTCTACTTCGGCTCTTTCTAATAATATTTTTTTCTTTTCTAAATCTTCTTTAACTAGGGCGGCTCCACCACTAAGTTGTTCTGGGGCGGCTAGTCCTGAGCCCGCATCTAAAGCTTTTTTCATAGGTTTTACATTAGTTGTACGTTCTTTTTTGTCTCTTAAAGTATTAGAGGCTCCGGCATGTAATCTAAATTTTTCATGATGGTGTTTACCAGATTCAGGAGTTTTTGCCTTTTTAGATTCTTCATGATGTAAAGTAGCGGCATCCTGATGATCTTGGTGTGACCAACCAGAATATTTGCCTACCATACCATGACTATAAACATCCTTACCGGATTTTGTTTTACCGATAATCGTACCGTTAGCATTTATTTTAGGAACTACTGTTAATTTTGGTTGTGCTTTTTCCATTTTTTCACTCTCAGAATTAAATAATCCGCCGTCAGATCCGACTCCAGCTTCACCTAAAACCGCGCCGTCTTCTCTTTTATTCATTTTAATACCTAATAATTGAGCGTATTTTTCTGGATCATATTTTTGGATTTTATCTAAAAGATATTGATATTCTTCAGTTTTTAACATTTCAATTTCAGCAACAGGTTCTGTCTTAAATAAGGAATTTATGTCGTCATTTTTCTTAGACGTTTTCTGTGGCATAATTTCGCCAAAAGCTTTCTTATTACATGGTAAGACAGTTATTGTACATTTTCTAGCTATCGATCGAGTAAGAACCATACCGACTTTAGCATTTGGCAATTTAGCGCCCTCTACACTAAATCCAACTACGGGGACAGCATTTTTATCTTTATTGTCTTTATCGTATTTAAAGAGGCCGGCTACGTGTTTTGCGCTTTCGACATAGTCATCAAATAATTCACCAATCATATATACGTAAGGAACACCGCATTTTTTAAAATAATATTTTTCTCTATCTGTCGAACAATCTTCTAAGCTATAGATTTTCTTAGCATATTTGATTTTTCCTACAGTTTGCATAGGTAAATCTTTATGATGTTCCCAATTCAAAGTGCCATCCAATGACAGACTACTGATATCTAATCCTTTGATATCTACAATTTCCCCACTACTATCAATATTTTGACTCGCACAGATTCCATCAATATAAGTAGACATAATATCCTCGCGATATTAAGATTACATCGTATTAAAAATATATCACTTAAAATGCCCGATAAAATGAATTAATAAAGTAGTAATCTTAATATTGAATATTGCCAATAAGTAAGGTCATCTTTCTAAGTATTTGTAATCTCACGTTTTTGTTCATGAGTACTAATCATTAAGTAGTTCTAATAGTTTAGCCCATTTTCAAATTATATGGGTACTTTTCAAAGGAGAATAACAATGCAATCTATCGCTAAAGCAGACGCTTTACTTAGAGACGTTTCAGACAAACTTGCTAAACGCTTCTATGGTAGCGCCACAATCGACACCGTGCGCTCTGCACGTGACTCAAATGGCTGGCCCATGCTCTTCCTTTCCGACGCAGCAAATGAAGCCGCTGGACAACCCGTCATTGCTATTCGTATTAAGGCTGTAGACATGGTTTCTAAGGACATTTTTGGCAATTCAACTTTTGCCTATGCTCCCCATGCTCTAGAAGTCGCTTACGAATTGGCCGCCGCTAATAACCCTATTCCTGTCGATACAGATATCCTTATCGCGGAATTTGAAGCTATTAAAACTGGCGTCAAAATTCAATTAAAAGAACTGGCTAACGGAACAGCAGTTACCGCTGCTAATATGGATGCCGCTTCTCCCGCTATTGAGCTAGAAGACTTATATTGGCCCACTAAAGGCGTCTAATACTTAACGACGACTTAGGAGGTCAGTAATGAAACAGTACACACAACAAGAACTAGATAGTCTTGTCAGAGAAGTGGAATTAAAATTTGAATCGGAATTGAAAAAATCCGAAAATATTCAAATTACTGCCCCAATTGAAGCGTCTCTTATTAAAGCTGAAGAAAAAGTAGAAGAGAAAAAACCGGAAGAAAAAGTTGAAGAGAAAAAACCGGAAGAAAAAGTTGAAGCTAAAGAAGAGAACAAAGAAGAAAAGAAACCCGAAGAGAAAGTAGAAGAGAAAAAACCGGAAGAAAAAGTTGAAGAGAAAAAACCGGTCGAAGCTCCTATTTCTGAAGATGAACACGGATACGATGACGAAGATATGCAATATCTCGAAAAAATGTATCGTTCAATGTCAAAATCTGAGTTAAAATTGCACCATGATACTATTCGCAAAACTTTAGATGGCATGGGTATGGAAAAATGTGGCGAAATGTCCACCATGAACAAGTCAGAAGAAAGTTCTGTAGTACAAGCCAACCCTGAATTAGAACTCGCAAAATCAGAAATTTTAGCTATTAAAGCTGAAAAAGACGAATTGAAAAAGAGTATGGACGCTATTCAGGAATTTTTAACCAAATTGGTTAAAACGGTGCCTCAAAGAAAGGCTATTACTTCCTTAGATTCTATTACCCCGATCAATAAAAGTGAAGGAATGAATGAAGAAGTAGAACTTACAAAAAGTGAAATCACCGCGATACTTACCAAAAAGGCATCAGATCCAAAATTATCCAAAGAGGACAGGGAAGCCATCAATGGTTTCTATATGTCAAAACCAGATATTAATAAAATTCGCCACCTGCTAAAATAAGCAGAAGGTAACGAAGGAGAATAACAATGGTTGAACAACTTCAATCACTCATGAAAGCGCTTGAAGCAGGTAGTTACTCTGCCGCTCCTGGCCAATTAGCTCAAGGCGCAGCTTTGATGGTGGAAGATCTTTCCCCCGTCATGCAAAATGTCACTTTTGATGATAGTCACATCAAATTGCAAAAAATGTTGCCCTCGAAAGACGTTAAATCACAATTACATCAATTTACCAGACAACTTGACTATGGTATTTTTGGTGGATCTGCCCAATTTGAAGGCGGCGTTGGCGAAGAAGATACTTCTAGCTATCAACGTATCACTGTTCCAATGGCTTATTACAGCACGACTCGTAGAGTTACCGTTGCTGCTAATTTAGTTGGCACATTAGATGGCGTTAAAGCTGAAGATAGAGCCGCTGCTGATGCAGCTATGAAATTGTCTGGAGATATCGAGTTTGACGCGTTCCGTGGTCAATCAGATTTCTCAAACAATGGCGTGTTCGATGGAAATCCCCTAGTAGTCGCCAAAGTCCCCAATATGATCGGTGTCGATCAACAAGTTCGTCAATCAGACGCACAACAAAATTCACAAGACTTAATGTTCGCCGAATTCGGTTCGGATCAAACAGTCGTTCTTTCTGCCGGCGGAGTTTTAACTCAGTCTGTCATCGAAGATTCTTCTGTTCGTTCAGCCATGAATATGGGCGCAGCCGATAGAATGGTCTTAGATCCTATCAGTTTGTCTGCTTATAATAAAATTGCTCATGCTAAAGAACGTATTATGTTAGCCGGATCTTCACAAGAAGCTACAGGCGCCCATTTACGTACTCAATGGACATCAGCCGCTATCGTCAGTTTAGAATCTTCACGATTCCTTTCTGGCAAAACCCGCCCTGCCCGTTCACGTTTAGGTTCTCCTAATGCTCCCACTATCGTGACAGCAGATGCCGGCGCCGCTGGCTCATTGTTAGAAGCTGGAACTTATGCTTACTATGTTACTTCAGTAAGTATGCGTGGTGAATCTGTTCCCTCTGCCGCCTCTTCGCAAGCTGTTGCCTTAGCAGGCAATAAAGTTACCGTTACTATTACCGCCGTTTCTGGCGCCCAATATTATAACGTGTATCGTTCAGAAGTTGGCGGATCAGCCGCTTCTGCTAAATTTATCGGCCGTATTGCTCAAGGCGCGGGCAACCCCGTCTTTACAGATCTCGGTAACAGAGCCCCTGGTTCAGTCACCGGTTTCTTAATCCAAGGAAACACTCTCGGATTCGCTAAATTGGCTCCGTATAGCAAGTTGAAATTAGCTGTCAATGATTTAAGTTTACCTGAAGCTCACTTCACATTCTTAAGTCTCGCCGCTTATCAGCCTCGCAAAAACGTCATCATTGACAATATCTCTGGCCAATTGAGATAATAATAAAAATGGGGGAAGTAATTCCCCCATTACTTCTAATTTGCTGAAAAGTAAATTACGAGGAGAATAAAATGGCTCTTTCACAACAAGCAAAAGAATTTTTAGTAAGTGCTATTACCAGTAGACCGATTGCTGAAGAAATTTCTTCCGCTATTGACGCTTCCACCGCTAAAGTGGCCGCCTCTGTCGCTCTTATTGGGGCTACTACAAATCTTTCTTTAACCGCCCCCGTAGCTTCCGCATTAAATGCTGTATTTGATAATACGGAAGTCCAAAGCGCTATCGACGCCAAAGCTGATCAAACAGCAGTTTCTACTTTAGTTACAGCTATTGAAGGTAGAATGGACGTTATCGAAGCTAAAATTGATGCAGTTATTACGGCTCTAAAAGCTGTTGCGTTAATGAAATAATTGATTAATTACTACAAAAAGAAGTTAAGCCCGATATCTTATCGGGCTTTTTTATTATAGATATTATTTCTTTTCTTCCAACTGATTAATTTCTGATTTGACTATTATTTTAGCCAACATAGCGATCGGATCAGAAACGGATTCTGATCTTTCTTTATTAAGCTGATTCATTTCTTCTACCGTGGGCATAGGAACCACTTCATCAGAATGTGCTAGTTTTTGAGTCCTATTAGAAACAACTTCATTAAATTCTTTTACTTCTTTATAGGGATATTTAGAAGGATGTTTTTCTAAATTTAATTCCGAATTAAATATTTTATTAACCTCTTCTTCAGATACTTCAAACATCCATTCAAACTCTTTATGGGTATTAAAAATTTGTAATAAAATACGATCTAATTGTCTTCGAACGCCTTCAACGTCTTGATTTGCATCTACTGTGAAAATTTGTACTACATCCGAATATTTAGCTAAATGTTTTTCGAATGATTGTCTAACTTTCTCTTGATATTCTACACCCTTAAGTTCAATAGCGTCCATGGCTCCGCCACGTTTGATCCTGCGAGCTAAGGCAGTCTTCGTATCGACTGAAAAATAAATAACAATATCGGGCAACAATGTGACATTTTTCATCATTTTATCATAAAGCATTTCAGTAAATTCTTCACTAACATTGTGATCTGTATAAGAAAGATGTGAAAACCATCCGCGATCAGAAAGAACAAAATCTACCATAAAACCATTATCCGGGTCTTGAAAATGTCTGTACCATCTGTCATTTTCAAATCGCATTGCTGAAAAAATCATCTCCATTGTTTCGCCACGTAAGTTGTTCTTGGGATCTAACACAAATTCTCTTAACTTAACACAAGCTTCAATATTGGGATTTCCCACTTCTCTAGTTTCGATAAAATTTACTTTTAATTTTTGAAATTTTTCTTTAAGGTATTGAATTGCTGTCGTTTTTCCCGATCCATCAGTTCCTTCAATTTCTAATTTTAACATGTTTTCTCCTTTATTTTTATAATACCGTATATTATTATCACATAAAAGAATTTAAAAGACAATAAAAAACATAAATTATTGCTTTTATTAATATTTTAAATATGATAAATATAGATATATACTATGGTAAATAGATAACAAGTAATCTTAAGTAAGACTATACTGCACTAGGAGTGTTTTCATGCGACTTTATGCAAAATCTATAATAAATTTTAGTAATATCAATAGTTTAGACTACGTTAATCAATGGACAATAAGGGCCAAAGAAGCAAATGTGTTGTATTTTCAATTAGTTGACTTAGATAGATCTGGTTTAAGATATATGGCAGGATCGGGCGTTATTAATCAGCCCGCTAGCGTATTAGTCACTTTTCCTTCCATAGATGATAGTCAGGTAATCACTTTAACCGCTTCTCAAGAGTCGGATGATAAATCTATTTGGAGCGTATCTTTGAACGCCAATCAATTGCCCGCTAGTGGAAATGTGATATTTACTATTATTGAAGGGGCTAATACGAGAAAATTTAGTGCCATGAACTTAATTAATGTAGAATATCCAGAAGATAGCGGAATGTGCTAAGGATTAAATATGTCAAATTTCACACAAAGTAAAAATTACGGGACAGCTATTTATCCCGTACATGCTGTAGATACTTCTGGCTTATTTTCTCGCTGTGAACCTATTCTGAGTCCAGAAAAACTTAAAAGTCGTTTTTTAAAAGGTGTTCCATTAAAATATAGAAATGGAGATTCCTTTTCTGACGATGAATTAAAAGATCGTATTAATTTAGCTGTCAATGAAGCTGAAATACTTTTAGGTAGAAATATAAATAGAGAATCATTTAAACAAAAATTACCTTTTGACCATAACTTATATAAATCTTATATTCATTTAATGGCTGAACACGGCCCAATTATTTCAATAGAACAATTGGCTATAACCAGTGCTGATGGAAATAATATTTTCGAAATACCTCCTACGTGGATTGAAACTACGAATTTTAGTAAAAATTTAATCAATGTTATTCCTCTATTGGCAGCATATGGTATAAATCAGGTTCAGGGCGCGGTTGGAAATGCCGGCATCGCTTTCCTGAGTATTATCGATGGTTTACAGTGGGTAAGCGCGTATTGGCAAATTTTGTATACTGCCGGATTATCCAATAAAGAAGGACAAGTTCCAATTCCCGTCAATGAATTAATCGGATGTATTGCTTCTATTGCCCTATTAGACGAAATCGCACAATCCAATATTTATAATTCGCAAAGCCAATCGCAGGACGGCATCAGCCAATCTTCTTCGGGTCCTGGGCCTAGAGTGTATGACGCTCGAATTGAACGCTTAGAGCTTAAAAAACATGAAATAATTAAAAAATTAAAAGCAATATTTGCCAATAGGATATTCGTTGGAGTGTTGTAATTAATTATGAAAAAAATATATACTATCGAAAATGTAACGCAAGAAGCTTTAAAATATGATAATAAAACTGATTTTTACACATTTTCGAGTAAATATTATGAAGCTGCAAAAAGTTTAAAAATTTTAAAAGAAGTATGTTCCCATATGCCAAAAAGAATGGTCTACAATAAAAAATGGACTAAAAAAGTACTAATAGAAGCTGCACAAAAATTTGACAATAGAAAAGATTTCTGTAAACATAATTGGCCCGCCTATAGATCAGCATCAATACAAGGACTATTAGATGAAATTTGTTCGCATATGGATCGTATTAGAGTTCCTTCAAATTATTGGACAAAAGAACGCCTTCAAGAAGAAGCTTTAAAATATTCTACAAAAGCAGAATTTCATAAGAATAGTCCGCAAGCCTGTAACGCCGCATATGGAAAAGGATTAATCGACGAAATTTGTCAACATATGGCTTCTATTTGGGAAATAAAATGGGACGATCCCGAAAAAATTAAATTAGAAGCATTAAAATATAATACCCGAACAGATTTTATACAAAATGCTAGTGGAGCTTATGCGGCAGCTACGGATTTAAATATTTTAGACGAAGTTTGTTCCCATATGAAACTTGGTAGAACTTCTTCTAAAGATGAAATAGTCTTATTTGAAATCGTAAAACAAAAATTTCCTAATACTAAAAAGTTACGCCATAGACATATCGCAATCGAAAATAAACCTCACATTACTGGATTCGATGTCGATATTTATATCCCAGACCTCAACAAAGGTATAGAATTTGATGGTAATTATTGGCACTCTCCTGAAAATCTTCGTAAGGGTCGTAAACATTGGCCCCTAGAAGACGTTCAAAACTATCACCAAATTAAAGACGAGTACTTCAAATCTAAAGGCATAGAATTATTACACATTAAAGAATTCGATTGGAAGAATAATAATCTTCAATGTATTCAACAGGTTAATGAGTTTTTAGGAGTTTTATAATTAACTATGAGTATAGCCCAAGCTTTAATTAATACTATTAAATACCATAAAGACAAAATAAATGGGCCTCATTTTATCTTTTCGGCTGAAAATCCTATACATCCTAAATATAAAAATTTACATTTAAATCATGAACAAGTTTTATCGAATTTACAAAAGGCCGGCTTCGACGCCCATCCTATTTATTCTTGTTTCGATATTCCCGATAAAAGCATATTAATTTACCTAACCGATCCTACGCAAATTAACCAATTATTAGATTTAGCGTTTAATTTAGGACAAGAAAGCTGTATCGTTTCAGATGGTAATAAACATATATTACAATTTATCAATGGAGATTTTAAAGGAAGTCAAATTTCAGGAGAAGGCTCTACTTGGTACAATAAAAAACCATATAATGATTACTGTAGTCTTCCGGGCGAAATAGGGTATTTTTCTCATAATTTTCAATTAGAAAAATCAGAGACTAAAATTGGTGTAGATAAAAATTACATAGAAAATGCTAAATCCCATTGCGATATCTTATTTCCAGTTACTATTAAAGGGCAAAAAAAATTAGAAGGTAATATTGGCTTACATATGTCCTTGAAAATATTCAATAATGTAAAAGAATTTGAATATGGACAGGTAAAAGAAAAAGTTAAAGAATTAAATATTATCTCTCCAGATCCTTCTGAATTAGAATTTTCTCCTGAAATATTCCACTCTGAAATTAATAATCATGATTTCTATATGTTGATAATAAATAAATTGCCTAAAAATTATGAAGAGTTTTACAATTTCTATAAAGACCGAGGCACTGTTTATAAGAAATTTATGCCTCATATTACTATAAGTAAAGAGATTTACGACGATATTTTAAAAAATGGAATTCGTTCAGAAGAAATAGAGTTCGGCCCATTAACTATAGAAAACGGAACGAAAGTTATTTATCAATTCGATGAAGAATTAGAAAAAAGTCTCCCAAAATATTTAGCAACGGCGGCCTTAGCGGGCTCTTTAATGGCCTCCCCTATAGCTAAAGAGCCGACCGCTCCTGTTTCAGAAAATAATTACTCTCGAACACATATGCTAAGAGCTATTTCTTCAATAGAAAGCAGCGGCGGGAAAAATACAAATCATAAACCAGTTTTAGGTATTCATCAAGGAGAATCGGCCGTTGGGGAATACGCATTAATGCCATCTACGATTCGAGAAACCGTCAGACTCAATCCAAATATCAGAAAAGAACATCAAAAAGTCCAAAATTTACATGGGCAAGATTTACATAACTATATAAAAACAAACCCAAAATTTATGCAGCAAGTAGCTGACGCTCATATGGCTAGATTAGAACATCATTTCGGACAAGATCCTAATAAATTAGCATATGCTTGGTTAAACGGCATCAGAGGAACATATAAAGAAGGTAAAAAGAATGCCGATTTCTCCAAACATTGGTACGTACAAAGAATCAAAGGAGCCTTAAAAGGAAAATAATATGATAATAGAACCAAATGAAATTGACACAGTTGAAGAAATAGGATCTTTACATGGAAGACCTATACATTTATTAAGAACTAAAGGCGGATTCTGGATGGGAGTCGGTAAAATTCGCGGTAGTTATAAAGAAGAAGTTTTAGCCGCCGGCAGTCATCCCGCTATCGTAAAATATGACTTAGAAAAAAAATATCCAGACCTTCAATTGATAATGCAAAAAAGTGAACCCTTTATAGGCGAACCATCTGTCGATAAACATACTCATTTTCTTTCTGAAGATTTAATTAAATCTGGACACGATATCTATTCTATAAAGCAAGACGATACTATAGAATGGCAATTAACAAAACATAATATTAAATTAGGTTCCGTAACTGGACTTATCACAAACGAATCTATTTTAATACAAAATATTGATATCCCTAAGGAATTTAAAAAATCTATGGCTAAGGCGACTGCCGAAGCTGCTATTTCTTATGGAGTTAAAAAATTAATGATAGGAGGTTAGTGAGATGCTAGACCGAACTAAAGTTAAATTTAAAAAGAATAAAAAAAGAACCAATGATATAACTATACAAGAGGTTATAAAAATTTTAATAGGTTTGCACAAAGAAAAAGACGAAAAATTAAAAGAATTGTCCGATTCATGTTTAGGAGCCCAAGTAAGTGTCAAATAAACAGCCTAAAGGCAATCAAGCCGACACAATCGATAGAAATAGTCCATATATCCAGGAGTCATTTGACGCTGATCGTTTGGACAATTTTGTAACCGGTTTAGGTGTAGAATATTTCCACTATAAGGGCGTCCCTAGTCCCATAGGTCAAAATGACCGGGGCGACTATCATAGGAATGATGGGGTTGATACAATTACTTCTAATGGATTTATTTACCGATGTGCTGGAAAATTTACTGCTACGATGACAGATAATAGCCGAGATCGTAAACAGGGCAATTCTGGTTTTTTAGATCCTTCAGAGAGTAGGCTAGTTTTACCTAGATTTTACAATAAAGATGGATTAGCCGACGGAGATCGTATCTATTTATCTCCCGGAGATCGTATTTATGTAGCAGACCCCGACGTAGATGTCCTTGTGTCAAATCCACAAAAAATGGACTATCAACCAGGAATTGATAATGTGCCAATGTTTCCGATAGTTAAGCTAGAACTTCCTATTACAGATAGTCGTAATATAGAGTATAAAGAAAATATTGATTATTGTATCACTAAGGATGGTAATATTCGTTGGTTGGCCGGCGGTAAAAATCCTGGTATCGATACAAATACAGGTAAAGGAAGAATATATTCTATTCGATATCTTTACAAATCATATTGGTATATCACTTTTTTGCCTAAAGAAGTCCGAGTGACTAATATTACTGGCGAAGACGGATTAAGAAGACCTGAAAGAATGCCCTATCACGCCATTGCTGTAAGGGAATATATTTATCATAATCAAAATCGAGGAAATCAACAAAATCAGTTGAAATCTAAAGATCCTAAGCGAGTAAATAAAGCGCCTATAAATCCCATAAACCCCTCTAATCATTCGGTTATAGTAGATATGTCTGATATAAGCGATAATGAAGAGCAATCTTAATTATATTAAAACATAAGGAAGTTAAATAGTTATGAAAAAAAGAAATTTTCCCGGATCGCATACCTTAGATACAAATCAAATAAACAATTTAGGTTTTAATGAAATTTCTGGCGCAGCTAAAAATACAGATATAGGTAAACATCTTATTCCTTTAAATGACGGAGCTGGCGGATTTACCACCGATGCTACTGCTTATAAAATATTGCCCGCAATGGGAAAAAGTGTTGCTATCTATAATAATTCTGCGGCTGTGCAAAGTGTTACATTAGGAGAAAGTACAGCAATAGTTTCTTTAGGAGTGGGCGTCACAGATGCTTCTGGGCACGTAGGTATCCCGTGTAAGCCTAGCGACTGGACAATAATTGCCTGTGGTGAAAGTCAATATATAATAACTTCTTCCGCTGACCTTTTAGTTTTTTTAATTGATGACAATACTTATTTAATTAATCAATAAGGAATTTACATGAATTCCAAAAGTGAATATTTTATCAATAAAACTTTAGGTGAAGATTTTTTAGAATCTTTACAAAAGTTTGAATTGTGGAAACCGGGCACTAAAACCGTTATTGATCACGAAGAAATCAAAACGGCTTTGCAAATAGTGCCTCGTACTATCATGTCTTTATTGATAAAAGAATTAATTCCTATGGAAATTGGCCAAAATAGAGACATCGAATTGCCTATAGCATCTGGCTCAAACAATTTATTAAAAATTACTAAACATGAAAAAGACGTTTATAGTGGCGAAATTATTTCTGACAATAAAAAAATAGTAGATTTTAAATATAGATCCATTCCTGGAGTAGGCTTAGTAATAATGAGCGCCTATGAACTTTATGGAGTTGAAGAATTAAAAACTAAAAGTCCAGATATAGAAATTTCAGAGAAAATTCAAAAGATTATAGACGATCGCTTGGCCTTACATTCTCTTGTGAATCAAATTGTAGATAAAAAAATTGAGCTTCGAGATGGCGTTCATCAAAAATTTTTAAAAGAGCTTGCCGATTTAGTCAATATCTCTAGAACTACTGTCCCGCTAGAAGATGAATATTTTAGAGGAATAGCGAACGATATTGAAGCTGTTAATTCTGTGGCTACTAAACAAGAACCTAATTTCGTGGAACCAATTAATAAGGTAGAAAAAATTAAAGGTTCACCCGTAAAAGAATTTTTAGCTAAACGAGAACAAAAAAAAGCTAAAAAAGAATTCGACATCCACTTAGATAAAAGCGAAAAAGTTTCTTGTCCTGATTGCGGTAAAGAAATTTTTAATGAAAAAGTATTTTCAGGATGTATTTGTTATGGAGACGATCGAGATAAGAAAATTTATATGAAAAAAACTGAAACAGGAGTAAAAATCCGTTTTGGTAGGGGCTGGGACCCAGAAAATATAGCTATGCTTTTAGAAACATTAAGGAATAAAAATGATTAATCAAATTTTTATCTCTTTTGATGCAGATTCAGCCGGCTGTAAAGTAGGACGCGCCATTTTAAGTGACGATCCCGAACAACTAAAAGAAATTTCAGAGCGTATTCAATTAGGTAATGAGATAATTGGCGAATGGGCAAAACAATACGGCGGTATAGTTTATTCTTCTGGAGGAGATCAAGGGCTATATCTTATTTCTGCTGATAGCTTAGAAAGTATTGAAGAAATAAGAAAAGACTATCAATTAGCTACAGGTCTCACAGTTTCTATGGGTATTGGCGATACTCTTTCTGAAAGTGGAAAAGCTCTTCTGGTCGCTAAATTTAGGGGTAAAGATATGGCATTAAAATATGAACCGTCAATGGAAGAAGAAATTAAAAAAACGCAAGAAAAATCTGAGTCGGGAACTGCCTCGCCTGAAGAACAAAAATTATCTGATGCTTATTTGAAACCAGAAGAAAGCGCAGAAGAAGAGTGTCCGTATTGTAAAGAGCATAAAGAATATTCTGAATGTCCATATTGTAAAGAATTAGACAATAGAAAAGAACAAGATCATGATTTAGACGATTGTCCTTATTGTAAAGAGCAATATGACCACAATCATGTGGACGATGATTGTCCTTACTGTCAAGAGATGAAAGATATTGAAAATATTAATGAAGTAGAAGAAACGGACGGCCCTTCAGTTCAATCTTTTACAACACAAGATAGTGATGAGCAAATAGATCCTTCTGTTCAACCTCCAGTACTTCCCAATCCATCGAAAGAAGAAAGTATACCTATGGAGTTAGGGACTTCTACAGACTCATACGCAAATAATGAACCCGCTCCTATTCCGTCGAACGTAAATACAGAAGAAAAAGATCCTATCGAAGTTATTGAAGCAGATACAGAATCTGAAGATGGTATCTCTAGAGTTCCAGGATTCGAAGAAAATACTCCTGGCGATATGTCAGTAGGAAGCGGCCCCCAGCCTAATGTTGACTCAGCGCCGATAGAATCGGGAAATAAAACAAATTTATTACAATTAATGGGCAGTACATTAGAAGAATTTAAAAATTCTAAAGCCGTTTTAGAACAAATTAAATCACAATATCCTGAATTATATCAATCATATGTGAATATGTTAAAATTTATGATTGAAACGGCTAAATTTTTAGGATTTAATAAACCCTTAGGCCAAGAACAGGCTGGATTGATGCCCGAAAAAGAGTGGGACCCGTTCCCTACTCATCCAGATCATATGACTAATGTTCAACAAGATAAACAAGTAATTAATGAAGATGATCAGGTAGTTAATGAAGATAGAACGGTAGGTCCAGGATTAGGGAAATTACCTACAAGTCAAACTACAGAACACGTAGCTAGAACTCCTTTATTGCCAGGTTCTATTAATGCTAAAGGGCAAAAAAAGGTTGTAGATCCAGTCACCGGTAAAGTCAGATGGATCGATATGAAAGAAGGAAAAGTTCAAAGTCCTACTGGAGTGCCTGTTAAGCCTTCGAAAGGATAACAGTGAACTTAAAATTTAATATCAATATAGAAGAAATCACTAAAGATTTCGATGATTTAAAATTTTCTGCTCGTCAATCTATACAAAAAGCTGTAGAAAATTTAGCCGCTTTGACTAAAGCAAAAGCCGAAGAGTTTGCTCAAGCAGAATTACATTCGTCTCGACAAATATTTTTAGACAATTTAGGATGGGAAACTATAGCGCCCGGTGTGCATGTCGTTTATTTGGACGAGGATGCTCTTTGGATAGAAGAAGGTATACCTTCAAATAAAGATATGAAGCCCGATCTTTTAAAGGGTCATAAATATAGAATAATACCTTTTAAATATTCAAAAGAACCTTCATCTTTGACACCCGTGGCCCAACAAATAGTTAAAGAAATTAAATCAAACATTGCACAAGAAAATAGAAAAAATAAAAACGATAAAGAAAATAAAATACATTTCAAAAAAACTGAATATGATTCTCAAGGAAGTCCTAAAACTGGGCTTATTCATAGATTTGATTGGAAAAGTAAACCTCTAGGAAAAGGAAATACTAGTGCATTAAAGGGGGTATCTTTTTATCAAACATTGACGAAAACGGGCAACGTAAGAAAAGATATAATTGTCTATCGAACTGTTAGTAGTGGTCCTAAAAGCGCTGGTAAGTGGATACATCCTGGATTACAACCCAAAAAAATATTAGACAAATCTTTAGAATGGGCCATACAAGAATGGGAAACTAAAATTTTACCTGATATATTAAAGGAATGGGAATAAGAGGTTAGTATGATTTTTCAATTAGATATGGTTTTAAAAAGCATGGTCGAATTAAGTTTAGAGGATATGCGACAAAATCCTTGGCTGATCGATGATATGTTATCAATTTGTATTTCTAATCCTTACTTAAATCAAAAATATGGCCAAAAACATATAGATGCTTGTAAAGAATGGTTTTTAAATAATAATATTGAAGTTTACTTAAGACCTAGAATGGACGAAGATCGTTCTCCTTGTATAAATATCGTGCCGGGGCCGGCCGACGAAAAAGACGAAATGAAACATATGGGCGATGCAAGTACGGAAGTCGCTACTCTATTGCCTAAACAAATAGGAAAATCAATAAGTTATATTGTTAAACCATTTACTCCCACTGGATATGACATGGACACCGGTATGGTCTATGTCGAAAACTCTGTCAATTTAGAAAATGTAAGGCAGGGAATGATTTTAGTGAATCCAACTACAGGTGAAGGTGTTGTTATACAAGAAGTAACAACGAATGGTATTATGATTGAAAGTAATATAAGTTTAAATGCTACTCAATTGGCAATTGTTCCACAATATCAATATTATAGAGCAGCAGTAGAACATACTTTTTTCCAAGAAACTTCTCAGATTCTTTGTCATTCTCATGGAGATCCTCAAACTGTATTGTGGTTACATTCGATTGTCCTATATGCCGTCTTAAGATATAGAGAAAATTTATTCGAAGGATTAGGTTTTACCCAAACCAGTGTTAGAAATAGTTCATTATCAGAAGATTCTAATTATAGTGGACCGAATGGGGAGCAGGCTTTTGTAAGATCGGTAACAGTCACAGGAATGACTGAAAATACATGGATCAAAACGCCCCACAGAATTATAGAATATATAAACCTCAAAGAAAAAACTCAAGATGGCATGGTTGGCGGAATAAAAATATTAAGTAACGAAGATTCTCCTGAATTTATTGATAAGACGGAAGAGATTTGGTATACGAAAAAAGATCAAATACCCTAATCTTAAGGATAATATAAGGAAAGTTTATGCCCGTCGGAGTTGTAAAAACAAAAGCTCAAGAAGTAGCATGGAAAGCAGCTAAAGAGGCGGCTGCAAAATCTAAGGGTAAATCTGTCTCCGATTTACAAGATAATGATTGGGGTTTAGTAATGCATATTTTTCAAAATGCTACTAAATCCGAAGAGTTACCCGATTTCATTAAAGAAGAATTAGCCAAAATAGAAGGAATGAAAATGACTTTACAAAAACCTCTTTCTATTAAAGACCCTTCTAAAATTGGTAAAGTCGGAATTAGGACTCCAAAGGCTAAAAGTGCGCCAGACGCTTTCGATAAACCTTCAAATTTCTTTAAAAAGGAAGATTTTGAAAATATAAAAAATAAAAATTTAGAAGAATTTAGAAAATTTCTAGAAATTGTTCATTCTAAAAGAATTGAGTAAAAACAAATACTTATAGAGTTGAATAAATAAATGAAATAATCTTAAGTGAGTATATGAGGTTTTAATATGTCAGAAGAAAAAAAATATAGTGCTAGAGAAGCAGCCATCGCTGTCTTAAAGAAAACCGAAGAAGTGCTTAAAAAAACGCATATTGAACATAGTTTAGAAAAAGCAGTATCTATGGGCAAAGTGGGCGGAGCGAGAACGACTGGAGAAGAAAAGGGTGTCCATGAACCTACTTATGGTACGGCCGCTGAAAGTAAAAAAGAATTAGGAGAATCTTTCGCGGGCCATTTAACTAGGGCCGGTAAAGGTAAAAATAGTACGGCGACGGTAGCTCATAAAAAAGTTTTAAAAGAATTAAAAGCTATGCCTAAACCAAATTTAACTAAACGAGAGGGCAATCCCGATTCTAAGCAAGATGAAGAATTAGGCGAAGAAGTCGCCCATGACGTCGTAGAGCATATTGCTAAAGATCCTGCTTCTCATAAAGAAGAGTTAAAAGAATTGAAAGTGAATAAAGCCGAGCCTGAGTCCAAAGATATTACCGGCGATCAAAAAGTTAGAGAGCAAGTAGATCCTGAATTAAATCCTAAAGAAAATGCAGAAGGCAATAATCAGGAATGGGGAACTTCTCCTAAATCTTATGGTAGTTTAAAATTAGCTAAATTCTTAGGACATATTGAAGCTAAAAGAAAATCTAAAAAAGAAACTATGGAAAAAGGAGAGGGTAAACACTCTTCAAGCCATGCCTATAACTATGACGATAATACGTCCGTAAAAGGTGTACATTCTGTAGCTCCTGTCTATAATCAAACACAAAAACGATTAGAACATGGACATTCAGAGGCTGGATTAAAAGTACAAAGAGCGCATTCTGGAAGAGGAACTGAAGCTTCCGCAAATAAAGCAAAAGAGATACATTCAGAAAAATTAAAAGAGCTTAAAGAAATGCCTAAACCAAATCTTACTAAGGAAGAAAAATAATGGAAAAATCATTTGAAGAAATGTCCTTAGAAGAGATTAAAGCCTATCGAGCTTCTAAACACATTTCTGTTCCTAAAAAATTATCTCAAGAGGAAAAGAGAGAATTATTTAGTATATTTTGGGCACAAGAAAAATATAAATATGGAAAAACAAAAGAATTGGAAAATATTATTTGGTTACATTTAGTTACTATGAAATTAGATGAACCAGATAAATTTGAAGATGGTTTAAAAAGTTTTGGACTTAAAAAATAATTAAGGAGATTTAAATATGGCACAAAGACTTGTTACTTCATTCGTGAATACTGTAGTTCCTGGCGCTTATCCCAAAATTACAGTTAAAAGTAACCCAGCCGCTCTCGGTTCTTCCGGTAACGTTGTTATCTTTGGTGAAGCAGAAGGCGGAGATAATTACAACAATGTCAGTCTTAAAGACAATTTTTTCACACCGGATCAATTAGCTGATGTACAAGATATTTATATCAGCGGTCCTATTGTAGATGCATTTAGAGCATTTTCTGCTCCTTCTGCCGATACAGAAATTAACGGATCTGCTAATCGTATTTATATTGCTAAAACTAACGCAAGCGTTAAAGCTTCCGCTATTGTCGATACAGATTATGGTACTCTTAAAGATTTAAATTTCGGAAAACCTGGAAATCAATACAAATATAAATTAACTTCTATTTTTGCTGAAGTAGCTCCAACCGTTTCTGGTTCTACTATTTCTACCTTCGGAGCTGCTTTAAACGGAGCTAATTTTTCTATCCGATTGAATGGTTTAGTATCCACAGCAATTACTTTAAGCAATACTCCTGGTGATCATGCTGATTTAGCGACTTTAATCGTCGAATTAAACTCTTTATTACCCGTCGGTATCGTTGCTTCTGCTGGAGCGGCTGCAAATTCTTTAAAATTCACAATGAGTGTAGACGCCGCTGCTTATAGAAAAGGTTGGGGAAAATCATTTGAATTAATCGACAGCACTCCTGGCGATTTAGCCGCCTTAGGCTTAGTAGCCGCACTTACAGTGTCTTCTCAAGAACCTGGCGTAGAATTAAATATCGCCCGAGTAGACATTGGTCTAAATGAAGTTTTTGATATTAATGCTGAAATAGCTTTTTCCATTGGTTATCAAGGCACGACAGCGACAATTACTATTGATCAAGTAGCTAAGACTTTAGTCACGACAGTGACTGGCGGTTCAGGCGCTTCATTAAATATAGATTTAAATCAATATAAAACCATATCCGATTTAGTAGATTTCATTTCAGTACAGACTGGATATTCTGCTTCTGTTCCAGCCGCTTCTCAACAACTATCTCCTTTATTCTTAGATAGTGTAGCGGCAATTGGTATCTGTTCAACAGCTTCTAGTTTAAAACCGGGTAGAATTAAAAAAGCTGCTTATAATTTCAATAAATTTGCTTCTACTTCTAGAGCGTTAATGTTTGTCCCTACAGCTACTGCCGGCGTGCCGAATCCTACTTCTGGATTTATTTTCTTATCTGGTGGAGCTAAAGGCGCTACTTTAGCAGTTGATATTGTTAATGTGTTGAATAAATTAGCTAGTATTACAGTTAATATGATCATTCCTTTATTCTCACGTGACGCTTCTGCGGATATCGCCGACGGTTTAACGGAAAGTTCTTCTACTTATACTATTTCTGCAATTAATGCTGCGACAAAAAGTCATTGTATTCAATACAGTACTCCAAAATTGAAAAAGCATAGAATAGCTTTCTTATCTTTCTGGACTGATAGTTTTAGTGACGCTAAAGAAATGGCTCAAGGTTTAGCTCATTATCGAACTTCATTAACTTTCCAAAAAGTTACTCAAGTTGATTCTGCTGGAAATCAAGTTTCATTCTTCCCGTGGTACTTATCATGTGTCGCGGCTGGAATGCAAGCTGGCGGATTCTATAAAGCTATCGTCAATAAATTAGCTAACGTCATCAGTTTCCAAGATCCTCAAGGATTTGATTCTGGCGATCCTGGAGATGCAGAAGAGGCTTTAGAAGCGGGCTTATTATTCTTAATGCCCGACACCGCAGGAAATCGTTGGGTTTCTGATCAAACTACATATAGTTTTGATACTAATTTCGTTTATAACTCGATTCAAGCAGTTTATGATTCAGATATTATTGCTTTAGATTTAGCGGACGCTTTCCAAAGAACATTCGTTGGACAATCTTTGGCTGATGTAGATGCTTCTGTCGCTAAAGAATTTTTAGTCAAAAAAATGGATGGTTATAAAAAACTTAAATTATTGGCCGCCAGCGATGACGCCCCACTTGGTTTCAAAAATGAAAAAGTTATTATCGCGGCCCCCGAAATGGACGTTTCTGTAGAAATGAAATTAGCTTCGGCTATTTACTTTGTCCCGCTTGATTTAAATTTCTCAGCGGTCCAGCAACAAGCATAATAAAAGGAATTAAGGAGATTTAATATGAGCAAAGTTGTAACAGGTTCAAGAGCTAAAGTTTACGTCGATAATAAATTAGTTGGTATTTTTGAAAGTTGTGTAGTTAGCAACAATACGGGTACAGAAGCTATTCATATCTTGGGTAGATATAGTCCTGCCGAGATCGTTATTACTTCTAAAGAAGCCGTAACAGTTAACTGCTCAGGTTTTAGAATTGTGGACCAAGGTAAACACGTGTTGCCTAAAGTTCCTAAAATCCAAGATTTATTGGGGTTCCAGCCCTTTACCATTACGGTCGTCGATAGACAAACTGGTAAAACCACAGATACAATCTTAGGATGTGTACCAAATACAGATAATACTAACTACAATGCTAAAGCCTCTTCAAGAGTTAATATTTCTTATATCGGACTCCGTGCAAGTGATGAGTCTGGAGCCCAAGACGAATCATCTGGTGCGGTTGATTTACCGTAATAATTTCAAATAGTTAACTTAAATAAGTAAGATTAAATGGAGAGAATATTCTCTCCATTTTTATTTAAATCAATAATAAATTCAATAAGTTAATTAATTTATTGTAAAGTATTGTAAAATATTTTTTTATCAATATTATTTCTGAACTAATCTTTTATATAGATATCTTGACACGGGTTAAGACTTAAGGGTTTGGTATGGCTATAGAGAAAAAATGGACAGCGGTCCCTCCACAATTATTTTTATTTGATGGTTCTTCTCTAGGTCTTATTAAAATATCAAATACTTCTGGATTTAAAGTAAAACAGAAAGCTGTGATTTCTGCTACAGCTTTACCAAATTTAATTGTACAAATAAAACGTGTAGTAGATCAAAACACTCTCTGGGTAGGACCCGTACCAGACTCTAAAGATCCAAAAACTTTAGCCTTAACAGCGAGAGCCGATATTAGTATTTATACAGTAGCTGCCGGATCTTTTATTTTTGCTGAAGAGCAAGATAAAAATGACATAAAATTAGACGATATCGATAAAGCGGTTTATGAACAAGAACCGACAGTAGCTATTAGAACTTTAGGAGTAGACAAAAACGGACAGCCTTATGATTCGAATAATCCTATACCTGTTCAAGTTCTAAATCCTACGCCGCCAGTTACGACAACATTTAAGACAATATTTAATCAAATTTCTTCTGTGCCGGCCTCTATAAGTACCTTGATAAATTCTTATACCGTACCAGTAGGAAAGACGGCAAAATTAGAAAAGATTGACATAAGTGGGTCTAATATATCTCAATATGATTTACTTATTAATAGTATATTAAAAGCTCGAAAAAGAACCTATTTTGGAGCTTCTCTAAATGATGAATTTAACTTTATTTCCCCTAATTCCAATGGGTTAGTACTAGGCGCAGGAGATATAATACAAATCTTTACTATACATGGTCGACCAATGTTGGGCGATTTTGAATGCAGAATCCAAATTATAGAGATTGGATAAAGGAATTTTATGAGTTTAGAATTAAAAAAAATAAAAGTTGAACTCCTAAGAGTGAGCGCGGCTAAAGCAGAATTGGAACTTCGCATTGAAGAAAGAATGGAAGAAATTAACAGAATTAAAGAACATATTTCCATTTCTGAAGCTAAAGAAAAAGAGTTAGAAGAGAAAATAAAAAAAATGGAAGAAATTCCATAACAATAAAGGAAAAATAATATGTCCGATTTTAATTCAAGTTTACCAGTTAGAACAGAAACTGCCGGCGACGTAATTGCTAAGTTATGCGACGCTACTGTGACTTCCCAACAATTAGCTATCGATAGTAATGGTCGTATAGGAACTAAACTATTTGACGGAGCGGGAACTGCTATTACATCACAGGCCAGTGGTGCTCAACAAGCATTAGATGTAGGTATCAATGTCGGCGGAGTTCAAATCGACCCAAGACAAATTAGAGCACTTACAGCAGCGGACGTAGTAACAGCGCAACAAGGTACGAGTCCTTGGGTAATTTCTGGAACTATTGGAAATTTTCCCTCAACAGTTGATACAAACTATGGAACTGTTGGCGCAAGCACTATTCGCACCGCCTCTCAAATCGGAAATGCTACTGGATCTGCTGACTTTGGAGCGGGCGCTACTGGAGTACAAACCTTAAGAGTAGAAGCTAACCAAGGCGCTTCAGCGAGTGCGGCGAACGGATGGTATGTAAAACCTACCGACGGTGCTAATAGTCAAAGTTATACAGCTACCGGCGAAGCTAAAGTAGAAGTAACTCAACCCTTACCCGCCGGCACTAATTTAATTGGTTCTGTTAACTCTAGAACTCAAGATGGCGCAGGTACTGCAATTACTTCTGGCGCACAAGGTGCTAAACAAGCTCTTGATGTCGAATTAAATGTAAACGGAGCGTTAGTTAATAATGCTAATCCTTTACCTGTTTTTGTCTCCGGCACGGTTCCTGGAACTGAAGTTCTGGATTTCAAACAAGTGACAGCCTTAGCCGGAGCCGCAAGTGATACACATACTTATACAGTAACTGCTTTAAAAACTTTGTCTTTACAACAAGTAGCTGCATCAGCCTCTGGTAAAATTAAAGTTGAAATTAAAATAAATGCAGTTACAAAAGCTGTTCTATTTAATTCGACAGCAAATCCTAATGTTGTTTATACATTCTATGCCCCACAACAAGTGGCCGCCGGAGTGGCAGTTGCTGTAGTTATTACAAACTTAGATAATCAACCGATGAATGTTTATAGCACTATTGAAGGTGTAGAAAATTAATTATATAATTTTTCGAGAGATTCTATATGGATCTCTCTATAAAATTATGGAGTTATCATGGCAGATTTAACAGATATACAAGCGGCAGAATCGGTTAAAATTATTGGAGCGGATACTACGGGATTAGAATCTAATCCAATGCAGGTTGATTCATCTAATAGAGCATTGGTTAAAGTAGCCAATATTATTAGTGAGCCAGTTCCTGTAACTTTTGATCCTACTACGACTAATCCATCTATTGGTCAAAATAATACAAATAATCCCGATTATTCAACTCAAGTTGGTGGAGTAGATGATAATGGAAGTCTACAACCAATAGCTACAGATCCTAGGGGAAGACAAAAAATTTCTGTTCGTAAGGGAGTTTCTTATATACCAGATATTCATGATCGTCCGGGAGATTACGATAGTTTAGTCGCCGAATCAGACGGAGCGATACGAGTAAGATCACAATCATTTACTGATGCCGGATCTTTTAAAAGCGATTTTTCAGGAACATCCTTAACTACAGCCTTAACTGGAACATTAACTTTTACTAATAATTCAAATACTATTATTGGAATAGGGACACTGTTTACACAAGAAGTTCATAGAATTAATTATATTAAAAAAACATCAGATGCTGATACTTTATATGTAGCAGTTGCTGAAATTATATCAGATACTGAAATATTATTAGAAAATGTATATACTGGAACCACAGGAACAACTACCGCAGTAAGTAGTGATTTTATAACTATTATTGAAAACAGTGCATCTATTTCAGTTAGTTCTTCATTAATTACGTTATCTAGCGGATCTTCTAATGGAGGAAGGGCCTCAATTTACAGAGACGGTGATTATTTACCATATTCATTAGAGGTTAACGCCGCTTTATCACAAAGAATCGCTAATCAAGAAATTACTTTCGGATTTAAAGATATAATTGGACCATCTCCAAATATAAGTGCATTAGTTGTATTTAATGGTACAGATAATACTAAAATAAAATTTAGAACACGAAGTACTATAAATGCTAGCGATTTAGAAGAAACGGAAGTTACTTTACCTAAAAACTATACTACGACAACTTTTAACCAATATGGCATAGAATTAACTAATAAGTCTGCGGCTCTTATTTTTAATGGCGATATGCTCGCCATACATAAAAAACACATACCGGGACCATATGATATTCTTCGTATTGGATCTAGTATTACTAATAGTGCCGCAGTATCAAACACTGATTTTCAAATAGAGTATCTATCTTTTGATAATACTGATAGAGTATCTGTCGCTAATGATTTTTCTGCACAACCTGTTAAATCGCAAATTATGGGTAAATCTGCTACGACAGGATTGTTAAATGATTTACTTTTAGATGATAATGGGAATTTAATTGTTACATCATTAACCGGATTTGGTGCTAATTTTAATTTTGGCGATATTAATACGGCAGCTACTACACAAGTAGCGGTAAGAAGGACAGCAATAACAGAACAAACAACTAATGCGCAAAGAAGTATAGCATCTGCCAATGCGAATGATACTGCTGCGGGAACGGGTGCTAGGATTGTAAAAATTACTTATTTAGACCAAAATGGAGCTGGTCCATATACAGAATTATTAACCCTAAATGGTACAACGGGAGTTAATACTATAGCGTCAAACATATGTTATATTGAAAAAATAGAAGTCACAAGTGTTGGTTCTGGTGGATCTAATGCTGGAATAATAACATTGTATTCAGCAATAAATAAAGGAGGCGTAGCTATAGGAACGATAGCTGCCACAGACAATCAGACATTTTGGGCACATCATTATGTTCCGGTTGGTAAAACATGTAATGTTACAGGAATATCTTGTAGTCATAATGGTACTACCGTCGGTTCTGGGGGGGTTTTTGTTTTAAAAGCACATAATTTAATAGTGTCCGGATCTCCTTCTATTCAGGTATCTGATTTTGTTCGATTATATGGACAATCATCAACTTTTAGCAGAACTTATACTTCACCTATAAAAATAGTTGGACCTGCACATTTAGAAATTTTTATAACACCAGAATCTTCTTCAGCTCTTACATATAGATCTGCTATAGATTATTTTGAACCATAGGAGTTTTTGTGATTAATTTTCCAAATCTTACGTATAGAGAATATAAATGGACATTGTGGAAATCTTTAATAAACATTAAGTCATTTGTCCCACAATTATATGAAAATTCTGAATTGTATCAAATTTGGGGATACGATTTACCAGAAGTTCATGTTTGTTTTATTTATAAAAACGAGGTTCCTCAGTATATAATAGATTCTGGATATTCTCAAGCTCAGAATGATGCTGATAAGTTAGATTTTGAAGCTAATTTTAAATCTAAATGTAATGGTAAAATATCTAATGTTCAGTCTCCATTTGCTGATAAAAGTATTGGAACTAAAAAAATATATAAAAGAGTTCATGGTATTCAACAATCTCTTATAGTTGGAAATAATGATATATTTTTCACAATTTCTTATCCTTGGGTTAAAATTACAGGTATAGAATTAATTGGTGGTGAAATACTCGATAGGGCATCATTTCATATTTTAGATACTACTACAGGAACTTATAGTACTGTTCCTAATTTTATGTTAAATTGTTTTGGATTTGATGTAAATATGAAAAAAGACTATTATTCACATCTTTCAGAATATGATGCCGATTTATATCAAGGAATGCAGATAAAGATAGTTTATAATTCTATTAGCGAAAAAACTGTAGGAATTAATTTTTTACTAAATGAAGTGAAATAATGAAAAAAATTATAATAGGATTTTCTACCTCCATAAAACCATTTGCTCCTATTTGTTGGGCTATCAAACAATACCAAGGTACGAATTATTCGCATGTATATTTACGTGTACAAGACAGCGAAACATTACAACAAATGATTTATCAAGCTACGGGTATCGGTATTAACTGTATTTATTCTCAAAACTTTCTACAAAATAATAAAATAGTAGCCGAATTTTCAATTGAAATAGAAGATTCTATTTTCTTAAAAATTAAAGAATTTATCAATGAACAATTAGGAAAACCTTATAGTCATCTACAGTACATAGATATTTTACTATCGGACGTTTATGCTTTTTTTGATAAACAATATAAACCTAAATTTTCGGATGGGGAAAATAGTTACATCTGTTCAGAATTTATTGCTTATATTTTAGAAGAAATTAGTCCTAAGTTCATGATACCAAAAAGGTTTGACTTAATCAAGCCTCGGGACATCTATCCATTTTTATTAGAACATAAAGAATTTAAACAAATAAAAGGCTAATGGATTAATTGTGAGGCCATATAGCCAGACATAAATACTGTAAGGGCACCTAAACCAAAATAAAGCCATTCATTGGTTTTTCTTGCAGAATCTACAGTTTCCAATCTATCTTCTAATTTTAAAGATAAATTTCTCCAACGCTCTATTCGTTCATCTGCTTTGTCTAAAGCTAAATCTTTGTACTCTAAAGCTTTATTCAATTTATCTAACTTAGTTTCTGTTAAACCTAAATTATATTTCATTTCTCCCACAGCTATATGGCATTCTTTCGTATAGCGATATGTGCCGTCCGGCATAGGAGAAATTCCAGTAGAAAATTCACAATTACCAAAAGAAATCTGAGAAAAAAGAAATATAAAAACTAATAATAATTTATTCATTACAATCCACCTTTTTTGTCATCATACTTTTTAATTCACTATAAGAAGCATTTGTCCGAGAAGAAACGCTCATTATTCCAAAAATATCGGAAGTTAGAATATCTATTTCAGACTTTCCTTTTATCGAATCGTTGGATATAATTTTTATTTTTACGTTTGTCATATTACCTATTTCTACTGTTAAACAAGTACCTTCTTTTGCTAAAGGTATATGATTCTGTAAAAAAGATCCACACATTTCACAAATAACTAAAAATGCTAAAACAATAATTAACCATAGAATAGCTTTATCTTTATTTTTTTTCATTTTTATACCAATTTTCATCTATCTGAGGTTTTTGATTGTCTAAGGCGGACGCTTCTTGTTGTAATTTTTCTGCTTGATCTTTTAAATCTTGTTCTTCTTTAGCTAATTGTTCGTCTTCTTTTTGTGTTGTGTTCACTAATTCTTTGGAATCTTTTACTAATAGATCTAAAAACAAAGATCTAAATTTTAAAATCAAAAGTCCAATAACTGCGAATATAATTAACCATCGGTATTTATTCCATAGATCATTGATCTGAATTTTTACTTTTGAAAATAGGTCATTAAATAATTCTTTCATTTACCCCTCCTCTATGACAGGTTCTACCTCATCATTATCATTTTTTTCATTAGTATCAGCTACTTGAGTAGGAGCTACGGGAGCTGAATTTTTGGATTTTATTACACTTACAATGTGTTCTACTCCATTTGCGCCGAAAAATGCTATTGTGGTAGAAGTGAATAAACTGACCATTTCCGCGCCGTTAATTAATCCCATACATCTGAATGTGATTCCTATGACGTATAAAATCAATATTAAAATGAATTTTCGAAAACCAAATAATAAGTTTATAACTTCTGCTACTTGCCTTTTCATAAATACCTCCTGCATTCTTTATATCATATAAAACACTTAATCTTTAAGAATATCGGAGGTTCTTGTGGATTCAAGCGGTTTACAGATTATTGTTGCTTTCTCAGGCGGTATTATCACTATCGGAACAGCATTTCTAACTGTTAAGAAAGTATTAAGAAATATAGCAGTTGACAAAAAACGTCAAGCTAATGAGATACTTAGAGAAGCAAAAGAAGAAATGGATCGCCGAGAGATTGTTCTAAAGAATAAAATAACCGAACTAGAAACCAAAATCGAAGAGCTAGAGAAAAGCGTAGATAAAGACTTAGGACATTTAAAAGAAACCTTCAATGGCGAAATTCGTAACCTTGCCGCGAAAATAGAAGGCCTCAGAGACGATTTAAAGGAGCAGCATACTCAACTGCTCCAGATTCTGTCAAAATTGATTACAGGGTAGTTTATTTTAAAATAAAGCCTACTTCTAAAGCCTCTTTCTTAGATAAAGGATTTCCTCCCTTTTCACCTTCTAAGGCCGTTCTTTTATAATCAATTTTTCGATAATAGGTAAAAGTACCATTAGGTTCCACAATTTTATAAACTGCTAAGGTATCTGGATCTTGAATATAAGTTCCTATTTGTAATTCAGTCATTGTTTGCGTTAATTCTTCCCGAGTTTTATTTAAAGCATCAATTTGTTCTTCTAATTGTTTAGCTAACATTAAAAATTTTTCTTTTAAATCCATAAAGCCTCCTAATTGGCAATTTTTAAATTGTGATAACGTTCTTCTTTATCGAAAGTCCACATAAATTTCTTTAATACTCCAAATTCAGAACCGTTATGGAAATTCTTTTCCATTTCCAATACGGCCGTTTCGATTTCTTTAACAGAAAATCCTAATACGTGGACAGCAAAAACTGTTACTTGCTCTAAACTTCCATGAAAAGGATCTTTGTTCGAAATGATACACCATTGATCATTACCTAAATCGTATAACTGATAACCAAGAACTTCTTTTCTTTGTATAATATTCATGTTACCTCCTAATGACATTTTATGTCACTTTAATAAAAAAAGCAAATTATTTATTTAGTCAAAAAACCAAAGAAAACAATAGGTTAACCAAATGTATCAAAATAATTCTACCAAGGTAAAGAAAATTTAACTCTTAATTTTATCTCTTTCTTATATTATTATTAATTTTATATGATATAAACCACGTAGTGATTTCTTTCAGTCATTCCTTCTTTCCTTAATTCCTTACTTAATTATATTAGAGAGCGAATTTTCGCAAATTTTTAGCATTTTAATAAAATGCGCAAAACTAATAACTAAATAAGAAAAAGTTATGATAAATAATTTATAGAGCAGGAGAATTTTATGGTTCAAAGTGTACAAGAGAGATCGGATATTTTTATTGAAGGTAATACAGCTAGATGGGAAATCAATTTAGAAGGCGAAATAAAAGGAAAATATGTCGGCACTTTTCGTTTTAAATGTTTCTTAAATCCATTAGAATCAATTGCGGCGAATCGCGAATATAGAGAACTCATCGGTGTGAGTCCTACAATGGCGCCAGAGCACGAGTCTTTTATGGCTTATGCTATTACCCAGTTGAAATATCGTGTCATTGAGTTCCCTCCTTTTTGGTCTACTGGACAATCTTTTAATGGCGACTTACCAGATACTAATATTTTATCGGCAGTTTTAGATGCTGCTATTAGTGCAGAAGTTAAATATAAAAAAATTTTAAAAGAGAAAAAAGAAAATGCTATTAAAGTAGCTTCGAAAGCTTTAGAAGAAAAATTATTAGAATCTCATGAACTAACTAAGGGAAAAAACAATGAAGAAGAGGATGAAGCGGATACTGATTAGTCCCGAGGTATTTCTTAAAATTTTAAGCCAGGATACTTCTTGGAAAGTTTTGCATGGAGTGCCAATTACTGCCATACTTAAGGGCTGCGTGATAGACCCTTATACAAATATGATAAATTTATTTATTGAAGACGGCTCTTTCCCTGAAATTGATTTGGGAACTGTGGCTCCAGTTTTAGAGACTGAATTTTTGAGACTTAAATGATTGAATTTAGTGAACTTTTAGATACTTGTAAGATAGAGTCTATTGCTAATACGTTTAGCCCGACGCATGAGTCTGTCTATCGAATGCTGTGTCGAGAGTATTCTCAAAAGTTTTTTACTCCCTTACACGAAGTAATTAAATTGGATGCCCGTTTTATAATTTTAAATGTATTTGAATCTCGCTATGAAAAATTAGATTTTGATAAAATTGAAATCTTAGAAGATTTATTAGACACGGTATACTCTATCGAAGATCCTAATTATGAAAGAGCTAAAGACGAGGATCTAAAAAATGATATTGAAAATTATGAACAAGAAGAAAAAGAAAGAATGGAGAGGGGCCTCTCTGTATTAGAATGGAATAGATTAAAAAAGAAAAAAGAAGAGTCTAGTTTAGAAGAAGAGGAGCCACAAGAATTACCTAAAAGTGGCTCACTTGATATGAGTAAATTAGGCTTTAATTCAGATAAAGAAGGGTAATTATTCAACTAATCGTAGAACATTGTTTTTCATTTTATCTCTATTATCTTCTTCTTCATCTTCAAATAATATTACATTAGCATATTCATTATTTACTTCTGTTTTTGTTTTAGAAAAAATTAAATTAGTTTTTATTTGTCCGCAAATTTCACATTTTTCTTGTTGAACTATGCCCGTTCCTTGATAATCACCTACAATGGCAGCATTGCGCAATAATTTAAAATTATGGCGATGGAACAGTTTTATAATTTTCTTTAGCATAGTGGCCTCAATTCAGCCTACTTAATTTTTCCTTATTATTCTCATTAGTAAAACCATTTAAGATATTTGCTCTCACACTTTCGTAGTCCGTGCTTTCACATACAACAATGTGATTTACTTTCCCGATAAACTTTCCTTGTTCTTCGTGAATCGAAAATTCAATTCTAGAAATACCTAAAGTTAAACTTAAAATTTTCATGGGGACCTCCTTAAATTATTTGTTTAGTCGTTTTTCTTGGCATTTAGTACAAAATTCATAGCATTCTGTAAATCCTTGATAGTATTTCCAATCGTGCTCGCAAATTAATTCAAGCTTAAAACCTTTTTCAGATTTTAATGGAGAATTAGATTGGTCGTTTTCTTGGTAAAATTCCCAATATACATCTAATTTTTTATCAAAACAGTCATCTAAAAAAGTAAATTCTCTTTTTTTGTTATCAATAGATTTTATGGCCCAAAAATAATCTTCATAATATGAAAAATGTCCAGTAGGAACAATGAACATATCTTCGGGCCACCAATTTCTTCTGATTTTTTTATGTTTAACTTTTAATATAAAATCTATTTTTTCTTTAAAGGTTAGCATAAAAATCTCCTCAAGCCCAATCTGGTTTTTTCCCTTTATTAAATTGCCAATTAGCGTACTCATCATAAAGAGCTTTAAGATCTGGATTTAATTGAGTTATTCTTTGAATCTGTAATTTTTCATTATGTCCATTTCTCCATACTCTCATATCGTCTGAGTATTCAAAAAACCAATCGTGACTTTTAAGTAATTGCTTAAACTCTTCAATGGGAGTAGGGGCGTTAATATCTGTGGTTTTCATATACAATTTCTCCTTTTTCAATTTGGAAAATACAGTTATCGCCGTCTGTGGTTTGATAAGTCCCATCAACAAGAATACTAAATCTTGTATTCTTACCAGAGGCATTATCAGAAAATGAAGCAAGTATCGTATCATTTTCTAATTTAAGAAAAACTTCATTATAGATGTTTGGACTATTTCCACAGGGATCTATGATACTTACAGGAGTAAAAGAAGTTATTGGAGCATCCTTCCCAGCAGGTCCTTCAGGGCCTAGTTCGCCATCTAAACCATTACAAATTACCGCAATTTGTGTCACTTCTGCCAATTCTAAGGACTCGCTAAAATCTAAATCGTAGCCTAAAGAAATTGTTTGTCCATTGTTAGGACATAAATCTTCGGCTTGTGAAATATCGAATAATAGAGTCAAACCATCTTTACCAGACTCCCCTATAGGTCCTTGATCTCCCATGTTTCCTTTTGGTCCAGTTTCCCCAATAGGTCCTTGATTTCCAATATCTCCTTTATCTCCTTTATCTCCTTTATCTCCATTTCTTATCTTGATAGGCTCTTGATTTGGGCAAGTAATAACTATCCCATCAGAAACTTGCTGCAAAGCACAAGGCCTTTCTTTTACTTGCACAGTCTTTATTTCTTTAGCACAACTAAGTAAAAAGAATAGAATAATCAAAAAAATAGTTTTCATATTTTATCCTTTTACAATTCAATATTTTTATTGATAAGTCCCGTAAAATGTAACTCTTTTTCCGCATAATAATGGATAAAATCCGGCATTATATCCAAAACTATATGAAATCCTCCTTTTACTTTTTTCAAAACCTGACCTTTTTCAAATTTATAATAACCAGATTTAATGATTACTATTTCTTTTTTACGGCCCTTAGTTTTCATATTTTACCCTTTCATATTATTTTGTAAGTTCATGAGATCTTGTTGAGCTTTTGCTAATTTTTCTTTATACCGCTGAATTAATTCTGTTATACTTTTAATTTCGCAAAAAGAAGGAGCTATAGAAAAACCTTTGTTAATTTGCCATTCTTTTATCTTATTCTCCCAATAAGTTATTCTTTCTTTTGTTATCCTGATTGCGTTATTCATTTTCTTTTCTTTCTTATTCATATTATCCTCATTTAAAAATTTAGTTTTCTAAAAATTCCTTTTCTGCTTTTAGTAATTTTTCCCTTTGTAAATTTGCTTTAAAACACTCTTCACAACATAGAGTTTCAATAAATTTGTAAAGCTTAACTACTTCTTTACCGCATTTTTCACAAAGCAATTTTGTTTTAGTCTTATTGGTTTTCATTATTAATCTTTATATCCAAAATAGATAAATTTTCTCTTGTCGCTTCTTTAAAAGGAAAACTCGCCAAAAATTTAACTTGTTTATAATCAAGATTTGGGCATTCTAAGTCTTTAAATCTTTCACTCTCATTTAATTGGTCCTGATTAAATCCTTTATAGATTTCTAATATTTCATTATCCAAATCAATAACATAGGCCCATTCACAAAATAAAGAATTTCCTGCAAAATTTAACTGATTATAAAGTTTTCTTTTCCCTTGGTCTTGAATGAGAGATAGAATATCGGCTCCCGTATCCCTGCATAATTCTGGATAAAATGATTTCCATGTATTCCAAGCCTCTAAAGTAAAACCCCTTTCAGTTGCTCCACATTCAATAGATCTTTTATGTAATTCTTCTTGTGTAATAAATTCGCATTCATTTAAAGCTTGTTTAAATTTTTCTTTATCAAGAGTATTTTGAATAAAATCGCAAATTGTATGTCCTTGACCTGTCAAATAGCCGTCCCATTGACAGTATTGAGCCACTTTGTATTGATCATCGCTGACTACGCAAATTAAATTTCTAGTTCCCATAAAATCTCCTTATATAAATATTCAATTCAAAAAATCACTTTTCGAAACTTGACCATCAATAAATGCTTCATAGGCCTTATCATAGGCCACAGAATCGCATTTGTTAAAAATCTCTTCTTTAGTCTTTAAATCTAAACATTCTAAATCATTTATTTTATTGGTCGAGTCTTCAAAATCTATAACATCGTAATTAGATTCTTCTCCATTTTCTGAAAAGATTTCAATAGTGACTATAAAATTATTGACTTTTACTTTTTGCATCATAAAATAGGCTCCTTGCCATTTGGTATAAATTTCTGTAATTTTACCGCACTATCTAAAATCTTTTGTATTAATTCGGTTTTCGCATTTTCTATCATTTGGTATTCTTTAATAGTTTCTAAAATATCGCTTTCAAAATATTTTGCTCTAATAAAGCATTGACCTAAAGAATCCATCCCCTCTAATTCCTCGCCAAAAATTGACACTTGAATATAAAGGTTTAATAGCTCACCACTTTTAAACCTTTTCATTTCTTTGTCGTTTTCTTCTTTTGAGCCGTAATCAAAATCTGGTTTATCTTGCTCATGTTCATATTGAATTGATAGTATAGCATCAACTTCAAATCCATTAACCATAAATTTGATTTTCTTCCCTTCGTGTCCCTTTAGCAGTTTCATAGCTCCCCCTAGTCAATGTCACCCGTGATTGTGAAGTTACCTAAAGTGGTATTTGGCACAACTTTCCATAAATCAAAAGCGTATTTAATATTATTATTATCGTCTTCATAGCCTTTATATAAATCCCAAGTATCATATTCTTTAAGTTGCTCTTTTTTATTTCCTTTTACTTTATATACGCCTAAATCTACGTCTCGATGCTCTCTTCCTGTATGCTGGACTTTACCGCAAACTAAACCATTTAGTTCTTTTTCTTCAAAACCTTTTAATTGTAAACAACTATTTGGACGTCCTTTACCTAAAGAAATGTGAGCGCCATAAATACCTTGATCTTGCTTATTTTCTCTATCATATTGATGGATGTTTTGAGTTGAAATGGTAATTTGTCGGCCAGTTTTAATGAAGAAAAATTCACCTTGTCGAATAACTTTGATACCTGCTTTTTCTGCCTCTTTAACTTCTTGTGGTTTCATAGATTCATAAGCTTCTTGAATTGTTTTAACTTTTGAATTCACTTCAACAAAAAACGGGTTAAAAATTTTATGTTTTATTTCTTCGCGGTCAATATCCATTAAAAACTTGCGACCGGAATTTTCAAGTAATAAGGCTCCCGTGAAATGTCTCTCTTCTGTAAAATCACTATAGTAATGTTTTTTAATTGTGAAGTTTTCTTCTGGACCTTGCTCTAAAATTTTGGTTTTGGTCAAATTCAGTTTTGCACTTTCCAAAACATTAAATGGGATAGAATAATTAGCGATTTTTCGAATTTCAGATTGGATAATGGATTGACCTCCTAAAATTTGATTTTCTAATCGAGTAACCTGTAACATTTCAGAATTCAAATAAACCTTTCCATTTGATCTTACTGCAACAGTAGTATTATTTTGTTTGACTAAATCTTTTGTCACTACATATTGATCGACAGAAATCTTTTTACTTAATTGATTTACAAAAATATCAACTGCTTTTTTCATGTTTTTAACTGCAAAACCCGGATCTTTTCCTTTTTGGGGTTTATTCCAAAATTTTAATTCAATGTTTGTTTTTTCTTCAGCTAAAGAATGATCTAAATTCAGTTTTTCAATTTTTTTATTTAATTCGTCAATCTTTTTGTTTTTTCTTTCGATTTCTTCAATTTCTTTTTGTAGCGGTAAAAAGGGAATTTCTAAAGCATGCCTACGACCGCCAATAGTATCAATTAGGCTTTGAGTGTTTTCAATGGCAGAATGTAAATCATAATCACCCGAAGAAGACCGCCCCCATCCACCGCGATGATAATAAGCTCTTTTAGGAGTATACCAAGTCCCTCTTTCATAAACTGCCGTAATGTCTTCGGGATTTTGATATCTATAGCATAAACCAGATTCAAAATCTAAGACAATTCTTTGTTGTCCTGCGCCACAAGTTAATACATTTTCTTTTTCTAAAAATTTCATTTTTGCCATAAAAATCTCCTTAGTTTTAGTTTAACTTATATAATACTTATCGGTCGATTTTCAAAAAACTTTAGCTTTTTTATTCAATTTCTTCATTTTCTAATTCTTTTTCAATTTCTTTTAATTCCCTAGTTTCTTGGTCACTTTCCATAATGGCATTTAACCAAATTTGGACATAATCTTTTTGCGAGCATTCAATTTTCTGTAAATTTTCCTTTTCTTTATATGTTAAATTTTTAATAAATCTATTAACTTGTTGTTTAGGCAATACTTTAACTTTTCCATTGCCATATTTAACCATTATAATTTGCATAAATCACTCTAATCCTTGCAAAAGTCCAAATTCGTTCAATTCTTTTCTGAATTGCTCCATTAATTTCGGTAAACGTGCCTCTAATTTTTCTTTAGTAAAGTCTTCTAATTGTGCATCGGGCCAAATGGCACAAGAGCGAGCGGCCTCTAAATCGGGCTCTTTACCTTCTCCCCAAGCACAAGGGGTTTCATGTAAAGTCACTTTACAGTTTAATAAAGCATTTAAAAAGTCTTGTGCCTCTTCTTTGGTTTTAAATGGACATTCGTACCAATTTTGACCAAAACCCTCAAAAGAATAATGTGGGTCAAATTTATACTCAGTTCCTGTATAAGGTCGCTCAACAATACATAAGGTTTGTTTATCTTGTTCAAAAATCCATTTTAAAAACTTTTTATCAATTTTGTGTTTTATTGGGACATTATCAAAAGTAATTGTAGTCTCATAAGATTTGACTTCTCCCTTTAAAAATCCCCAACAATCGCGATTACTTGCATGGTATAAAGAGTTGGCGACATAGTACATTGGGCCTTTTGTAGAGCATAAATGCCATTTTCTTAAATGGGCCAATTCGGGCCAATTTTTATCATAGTATTCTTGGCCAGCACAGCCACCAGAAATAAAATTTCTATCACTTCTTACTCTACCTGCTTTATAAGCATCATAAGTCATTGAAAAATAAGGCTCTTGACCTTCAAAGCAAGACATTTGAATTGTAACTGTATGAATTTCATTATCAATTTCTTTTTTAAAGACTTTTGTATTTAGTTCTTCCATTTTATTTCCTTTGTTAATTGTTTCAACTTACAATTAACTTATCGGTCAAAAATGAAAAAACTTTAGAGTAAAAAATAAAAAAGCGGTTAAAAAACTTTAACCGCCTAAACAAAAGGATAGATATATTAAATCACTCACCCATATAAAAACTAAATTCTTTATTTTCTTTACAATCTAATATTGCGAGCCACAGTAATCTTTTTTTGTTTTCTTCTAAATCTTTTAATTCTTTCAACTCCCATGCTCCAAATAATTTAAGATATTTTTGTGAATCTTTTAAAGAGACATCAATTTCATATTCCAATAATGCATTTTCTATATAGTCGTCGCATGGCCCGCTTTTAGGACAATTTTTCACCAATTCTTTAGGTATTTCGGTAAAAGTATTTAATTTGAATTTTAAAACTTTTTTATTCTTTTTCATTTTATTATCCTAGCGTATTGTAAATATAAAAAGCTACTAAACAATTATAAATCATTTTTATTAAAAGCAAAAACTTTTCTTTGTCTGTTCTATCGTCAAAAATGGCAAAAATTAAAGCGACTAATGCAGAAAATAAAATCAAACCAAATAAAATCCATCCTAAAACTTGCATAATTAATCCTTTCTGCGAAAATTGATCATATTTTTCAATGATTTATAAAACTTAATTGCTTCTTTCTTTTTTAAAAAATGAGCTATTAATGTCAGTTCATTATCTTTAGTTTTGTGAAAAACTCCGAATTTGCCGTCAATTTCTTTCACATAGTATTTATCCATTTTATAACCTTTCATTATGTAAAAAGTCTAAAAAATCATTTACTGAAATTGGAAAAGTGGCCTCTTTATTTTTAGCAGAATTTCCTAATAAATATTCTAAATTAGAGCCTGCCCAATTTTCAATTGTACTTTTCAATACCACTATAACAAAACAGTCTTTATCTACATGATAAAAAACAGAATAATATTTATTATCATATTCTTTTATATGATCGACATATCTAGTAGTATCACTGCTCATTTGGCGCCCCTAAGGAAATCGAAGTAATTTTCAAGCCTAATTGACTAGCCGCCTCAATAGCATCATTTTGGTTTTCAAATATACGACATTTGATTTTACGATATTTGGCAGGCAAATACATTTGATTTTGAACTAATTCTTTATTGGCAGGGTTTCGATTTTCGTCTAAATAAGCCAATTCAGACGGGACAGAACCAACAAAGGAATAAGTACCATTTTGATTTCTTAATAAATGTAATCCTAAATTCATAAAATTGTTTCCTTTTCTTTACCGTCAAACCAGCCATTTTGACAAGCCTTGATAGTTAAACTAATAAAATACGTCGTTAAATAAAAAGGTAAAGTAATAACTAAAATAATTAATTGCAAAAGTATTTCGAAAATTCCATTTACAAATCTCATATAATCCTCGCTTTCATAAATAACTTATCGGTAGATTTTAGAAAAACTTTAGTAAAGAATTCCATACTCTGCTTTTTCACGATCATCAAGTTCTAATCCCCAAAAGATACAAATGCCGTCGTTTAATTTAAAATTCTTATAATCAATAAAATTCAAACTATACCAGTTTGGTACGATATACCTATAGGTTTTCTTTTGCTTAATATCGTCGAATAATTTAGTTAACTCATCTAAAAAACTTTCCCTTTCGTCTTCATTCAAAATTAAATCATACTCCCACAATAAAACAAAATAATCGTTTTCTTCAATTAATTCGATATGATAATGCCAAAATGTTTTGAGCCAAATTTGAATAGTTGTTTTAAGTTTCTTCTTTTCAGTTTCTATTGATCTCATTTTAAAGCCTCGCTCTTGTGTCCATTAACAATTAAACATTCTTTGCAAGCGTAATCCATTTCTGGATATTGGCGATTGTCAAAACCGGCTCTCCTATCAATCCAAATAGGGACCATTTCACCGTCTTCTTTATTTTGTAGACATACGCAGCATTTATTTGTGAAATGATTATGGTCTTTATTACAAATTCTAATAGTATTTATAGACTCTAAAAATTCTTTATTAGACATAAAGCCTCACTTTCTATAAATACTTATCGGATAATTTCGAAAAAACTTTAGTAAAGAAAACTAAAATATTCTAACTACAGTTCTTTCAGTTGACGACCTCACCCATCTATGATCTAATAAGTAAAGTTTACAATCTCTTAAACGAGAATCCATACGCTGAATTTCACGAGCAAATTCTAAAGCTTGTTGATAAGTAGCGAAGTCTTTACTAGGATATAAAACGTCGCAGGTATCTTTGCCTAAATTGGCAAGTCTTGGAAATGTAACACAAAAAGGTTTTCTATATTGACGACTATTTGCATATCCTACATTTCTTTGGACAAAAATACCTTTAGTAATTGGGTCGTGTCTCATATCAATACGTTTCATAATAATCTCCTTTGTTAAAGTTTATATTTAGAAAAATCTTTAAAATGAATATCGGATAAAGGAAAAGCCATTTCACGATTACTAGAATTATTATTAAGTAAATAGTCTAAATCAGAGCTAAAACAGCATCTTGCAATATTTTTAGGAATTGTAATAAAATAATCACGCTCTCCAATATGATAAAAGACCGTATAATGATTATTATCAAATTCTCTAATATAATCTACATACCTTTTCTTTTGGTCCATATTTTCCTCGCTTTAATAGTTTAATAAATATTTGAGCCTTAATTTTAGTCTTTAAAAGAATCACACCAATCAGTAAACTCATTGCTTATAAATTCAATTTCATGATCGCCAAATTGCATTACAGAACCATTGGAAAATTGAATAATGTTATCCATATAATTATAATCTTGATTAAATTCGTGTCCAATTACTATTGCATTTTGCATTCTTTGTTCTTCGTTTTCTCTATATTCAGGTTTAACCTTTACCTTATCGCCAATTTTAAATATATTCATATTATCCTCACTTTCTATAAATAACTTATTATTATTATAACTTTTCTTATTATAAATTTCACGCCATTCATTAAACTTTTTACTTTATCTATTCCAAAATCTCTTATCATATTCCATTTAGGCCTCCAAAATTAGTTTTAAAAACGGGCTCGACTTTTAATCAAGCCCCAAACTTTTAATACATAAAAAGAGTTTATACTTTACATAAACTTTTAATACATAAAAAGAGTTTATACTTTACATAAGATCCTCCAAAGAAAATGTTAAACTAAAAACTTTTATCTTATCGTCTGACAATATACTTATCGGTTCTTTTCCAAAATACTTTAATCAATAATACTAATACTTATCCAAAAATTTACTTCTCATTTATCCCGATCTAAAAAAACACTTTTCACCCACTCCCCCTATAATTTCAATATTTTATCCCCTCCCCCTAGCAATTTCACTACATAATATAGATAACTCTGTAATTTCATTCATTTTATTAAACTCTATTCATTCCAATCTTTACCTTGAGGGATAATGTCTATA